CCCCTCCCTTTACATGAAACCTTTTACGGGGAACCGACGGTTCCCCCGTACGCCCCCTCCCTTTACATGAAACCTACGGTTCCCCCGTAATATGTCCCTGTAGTATGTTCCCTGTAGTATGTTCCCATGTAAAGGGAGGGGGTGTACGGGGGAACCGTAGGTTCTCCGTATATATCATATAATCAATATTATATTTTGACTCGTTGTATTTTATTTGAGATGTAAACATAATATTATTACTTTTGCAGATTTGACGAATAATATTTGTAAACGAATTATATGTAACTTTGCGAGTAACATAAAACTGTTTTGACAAGTGATAATTATCTACAATTTGTGTTATAAATGCATCATAAAAACCATAATATATCATTTTTCTATAAGCATTCATATCTACTAAATAATATTTATCAGTTTTAATACAGAATTTTTCCAAGAATTCAAATAATATTTGAATATTTACTTGTGTTTTAAATATTTGATTTAACATTACAAATATATTCTTAATATAATATATTTATATACTAAAGCATTACTAATTAATTATTTGTAAAATTAGTAATGTAATTACAATATAATTAAAATTTAAACAGTTGAATCCCAGCACTCAGAACCTTTATTCGGTAGTTCTTAGTGCTGGGATTCATCTCTTTATCAGACCAAAGAATGTAAATCCGCTGTTATGTGTATAATAAAATTGACTAAATTATTTTACTTTATTTGTTTTTAGTAAAATTCCTCTTTCTAATATAGGTTTTTGTGTTTTGTTGTGAGTTTTTAAATATGTTTTTCGTGTTTGTGGTACTGGTTTTTTAGATGGTTTTTTAGATCGTTTTTTTCCTTTAATATTTTTTGATGTTTTTGAATTTGATACTTTTTTTCTTTTTGGTTCATTTTCTAATGGGTTTGGTGTTTTTTTAATTTCTAATGGTTTTTGTTGTGGCATTTCTTTTACACGTTGATCTGGTTCGATCCAACGTGGATTTCTGTCTGCCCAAATTTTATCAGCAATTTTTTTTAATAATTGAATTACATTTTGTGTTAATTCAGATTCAGTTGGAAATTCTGTAATTTCAGTTTTTATAATAATATCTTTAATATTAACTTTTGTAATAAAATCTTTAAATAACTTAGATTTTAAATATTGATTTCTTTCAATAATTTCGGTATCGGTTTCACGAATAATACCATATGTATTAACAAATATATCCCATTTATTGCATATTGTTCTATATTCAGATTCTGTCATTTTAATAATGTCTAACATATCGTTATGTCTGTCAATTGTTAATTGTTGATTATTATTTATACGAGTTGCCGTAAATATAAATGTTCTTAATCCAAACCCAATCATAAGTGCATTCTTTTGATTGGTATTAATTACTTCAATTAATTCGGTGCACATTTTATCAATAATATTTATATATTTAAGATTTTCATTATAAAAACAAGATTTTGTAAGACTATCTGTAATGACAAAATAAAATGGTTGTAATACCATATATAATGGTAGTAAGGGGTGAAATCCCAATTCATGGTTTTCTAATAATGTATATTGTGGTGAGGGTGCGCCACCTGGTATAGTCAATTTATATTTATTAATATAATATTGTTTTACTTCTGGATTATCAACATCACCTTTGGGGGATGATTTTTTACATTCTTCATTACTTACATTAGCACTACAACCGGTTGCATTATCAATACATTCGCTTGTTTCACTTTCTCTTTCTGCTCTTGCTCTTTCTCTTGCTCTTGCTTCTCTTGCTCTTGCTCTTTCTTCGTTTTCTTCGTTTTCTTCTTTTTTATCAAAATCTGTTACTTCTTCTGACACATGTGCATATGTCTTAAACAAATTATTTATTAATAATGGATAAGTCGTTTGTTTAATACTCATATCACATATTGTATTTGAAATATTATTTTTTGCGCGATTTTTAGCAGTTGTATTTAAAGGGTCATTGCGTGGGTTTGCATAATAACGATGACCTCCTAACATTATTTGATGATATTTAGGCTGATGATCAGGCCGACCATCAATATCAATATCAATATCATCTTCATAGACATCATCATCCGCCTCAGTTAATACAAAATCATGATCATATTTTGTTTTATTTGATAACATAGATGTATTTGATAATATAATTCCACCAAAATCAGCGGTTACAATTGCTTCATCACCAACAGTAGAACAATTACTAACATCAACGTCAGTGCTATCATTGTTTTCATTGCTATAATTGTTTCCTGCTTTTTTATTAATTCCACAACATTCTACAGCCCAATTACTAATCTTATCAAGGTTAATATCTATATTATCATACAATAATTCATTATCTATTGGGTTTGTTGCTGCTACTGCTGTTGCTGCTACTGCTGTTGCTGTTGTTGATTCATTTCGTTTTTTTTTATTATTAGCAATTACTTTTGCTATACATTCTCTAAATTTTTCTTTATATATATCGCGTTTTTTATCATCGCTAGATAATGTTATTGAAGCGGCTGCTGAACTTGTTACAACTGCTGAACTTGTTGCAACTGCTGAACTTGTTGCAACTGCTGAACTTGAAAAAAATTCTGCAAGTTCTTCAGGTGATGGGGTTAAAAACACACGCACTTGATAAACTAAATCAACTAATTGATTAAAATATTTTTGGTCTTGTGCCTGAGCTCCATTTCGAAATACACGCATTGCTCCAGCCATAAAACTTGATTTTGTAAGTAAATTTGAATATAAAGGTATCACTATATTAGGAACAATAAATAAATCAAATAATTCTATTATTTCTTTTCGAATTGGTGCAGGAATATGCTGAATATACGGTAAAAACATGAATGAATCATTTATTCGTTTTTCATCTCCATTATTATAATTTAATAGTCTAATATCATATTTCGTTGTTTTTTGTGAAGTCGATTCATCATCAAATAATTTTTCTGCTGATTTATATACATCTAATTTTTTAACAATATTTAACCATGCGTCAGTTATTATATTGTCTTCTGTATCTATGTTTTTGTCATAAGTTGTATTATGTTGGGTAAAAACTCCATTTAATCTATTAAATGAACTATACAATTCTATATATTTTTCATCATGAATATTTACATATTCATTAAAATTATAATCTTCATGATATTCTAACCCAATATTATTCAATCTACCAACGGTTTTTGTATTTTTGTTGAAATCATCAAAATGAAACAATTCTATATCTGATCTAGTATCAATTAAATACATTTCCATATATTTTAATTCTACACATAAGCAAAATAATTGGTTTAATACTGTTATTAGTGTTTTGATGATAACATTTGTAATATCAATTTTAACTAATCCGCTTGCGTAATTTTGTATTTCAACTATTTTTTTTTGAATATTTTCGACTTTTTTCCTAATTTTATAAATTCGTCCTGAATTATATGCAGTATTAAATGCCAGTATTTTATATATATTCATTTTGGTAAAGTCATGATTAGAATGATTCGAATGAAATTCTTTTATTAACGTATTATATAATAGTTGTGGATATGGTATTGATGAACTCGTTTCATCTGATTTATTTATAAATATATAAGCTATACCATAATAATCAAGATATATAATATTTGCACCCATAAGTAATGCATATGTAACACATATTTTATCATGAGATACACCAAATTTAGTTATTTTTGTAATATCTACGTCTTCTTCTAGTGCTGCTGCACTTGCTGCAGTTGCAGGTATATATTTTTTAAAATTTCGATTGTTTAAGTCTAAACATGCTAACATTTGTCCCCAATCACCCAGTCGTTTTTGTTGGTATTTAGTTGTTATATCAAATTTATTTTGAAATGATATAGTAGCAGGTTTAACACTAGCTTTAGCACTAGCAACAACAGCAGTAACAGCAGCAACAACTCTATTAGCACTAGTAGCATGGTCATTTATTGTTTTAACCAATGAACGTAAAAAACTAGTTACAGTTTTATTACTATTTTCATGTTTTCCATTAACTATATATGAACTATATGGTTGTCCATTATTCATTGTTGTAATTGTTAAATCTGTAGTAAACGATTCAACTTTTTTAGTTATAACTCGAGTTAACTCGGATATCTTAATATCATAGGCAGACATAAAATTATTATTATGTGCATTATTGTTTCTAGCATAGCTTGAATAAAATGTGGGCTTATTGCCAGTTTGATATATTGGTGTCATTTTAATTCCGGTCCCAGAATCATTAAACATAGTATTTTGCATTGATGTTTTTGGTGCGGGATCATTTATAACCTCTGGCGTAAGAACATAAAATATTTCACCTGCAACGGGATCTCCTTTTTTAAATGATTCTAAAAATTCATGAGTATTAAAATCAACAATAAATGCAAAATTATTTAATCTGGTTTTTTGTATAAAATTTTTTGCAAAATGATCATCAGGGGGATTTTCGTTTTGGGATTTTGTGTATTTAACTGAAATCGGAGTACATGAATAAGTATGTAATTGTGTAAAACTACCGCTTGTTTTATATCCGACGTTAAATGTTTCGGGATTATTAACACCATCAATTGTAAATTGATTTAAAAATACTTGACGTTTCAAATTACTATCAATTACAGACATAAAACAATCGTCTTCATTATTATGACTAACGCCACAATTATCATCTAAAATACTATCATTAAATATTTTACCAAATGTTTTGTTATTATTAAACCAACCGGTAGTATCTGGTATATCATGCACTGCATCAGACCTTGCTAACATTTGTATATGGTTTGCAAAATTTGTATGATCTTTTTCATCCATATCAATTTTATTAATAAAAAATTTTGAGTCAGAACTAACCTCAGTTACTGAATCAACACCGGCTTTTACTTGTTCTTTTTCAGAAATCATTAAATTAAATATATAATATATATAATATGTATATTATATATTTACAAAATAACCCTATAATACAAATATTATGTCTTTTGTAAATAAAGCCAACTCAATAATATCTTCATGCAAATTATGGAACACTGTAATATATTTACACAAAATTGGAATAATCCGATACTTTTCATCTTCTGTCAATAAATTCGTTTGTTTAACAAATGAAAAGAAATAATCGTATATATCAATCACCGAATACCCATAATCATGAATACTATATAATATTTTGATAGCATCATTTAATTTGTTTAATTTTAAATATTCTAAATATTTTTCAAATTTTTGGAATGATATATCTGAACATAAATTTTTACAAATATCAATTGTAATCGGATAACCCAGTATAAATATTTTTTCTAAATTAGTAATAACAGTTCGTATTGAATTATTACTAAATTGTAATAAATAATTTTTAGATTCTTCATCAATTATAATATTTTCATTTTCAGCAATTTTATCTAATATTGTCCGAATTTGTCCAATATCTTGTGTATTTACACGTAATATATGAACTCGCGATTGAATACTTTCAATTACTTTCTGCATATTCGTGCATACGGATATAAAATGCACATTATGTTTATATTTATCTATATAATTTCTGAATACTTGCTGACTTTGTTCATTAATCATATCAATATCATCAATAATAATCATTTTTTTCTTACCAAAAATAGTGCTATGTGATTGAGCAAATGTTTTCATTTCATTGCGATAAAAATTAATTCCTTGTTCTTTCAAGTTATTTACAAACATAATATTATTTTCAGAAATGGATTGCGTTTTAGATAACCCATAATATTCGCGGATTATTGCATATAATAACGTAGTTTTTCCAGAACTGGAATTACCGATAAATAAAATATTTAAATCATCAATGTCCAATAATGTTCTTAGCATAGATTTGAATTTAGATTCTGCACAGAATTCATCTATAAAATAAGGTTTATATTTAGATATAAAAGTTTCAATATATGGCATTAAACTATATAAGTTATAAACAAACTATTTATATTATTATATTATAATAGAATATAACCCATATGAATATTTTATTATATTTGTTGGAAAAATTTTTAAATGATGAATTAACAACTACAATTATATTAATTATATTATCATTAATATTGATGATATTTCAAACAAATGGTATATCATTTATCACGGCTAAAATTATTGAGGGTATTCACAAAAAAAATATAAACACGGTATTTGAAAATTACAAGTATTTTATTATATTAACGGTCATATTCTTTATATTATATTATATTTACAAATACATCCAGAATAATTTGTTAATGAAAATGATGCAAACAACCAAGTATGAAATATTGAAAATGATTTTGACAGTAAATAATGAAAATATGAGTAATGTAAATTTCATTGAATTTATAACACCAATTACGCGTATATCGGTATCATTTTATGTTCTATTTTCAAATTTTATTTCGATTCTTATACCAACAATTGCATTTTTAGTTGTAATTTCGGTATATTTTTTGTATAAAAATTTATTTCTTGGATTGTTTTTTTTATTGGGTAATTTTTGCATATTTTTGTATATATTTTTATTTTGGGATAAAATGATGGCATTTAAAAATAAACACGAAACCAAAATAAATAATAATGAAAAATATATTATTGATATATTAAATAATATTGATAAGGTAATTTATCGAGGTGAGACTGTAAATGAAATTAATATTTTTAATAATAAAACAAATGAATGTGTTGAATTAGCAAATGCATATATGTTGTATATAACAAATCATACATCAATTATGAGTATTATGGTATATTTGATTATATTTGTTGCATTATGGTATTTGATAAAATTGCATTCTACAAATAATATTGACATAATTACATTTATTACTTTTTTTACCATATTATTAATGTATCGTGACAGAATGTTAAACACATTAAATGATATACCCGAATATTTGGAGTTTATTGGCAGAATCGATTATATTCTTGTTATTTTTAATAATATGTTGGGAAACAAATCAGATATGGTTAAAATAATGGACAAAAAATATGATGATCATACATTAGAATTTAGTCGAATTCGATTCGAAAATGTGTCGTTCAAATATGAAGGCACTGATAAACTTATTTTAAAAAATTTTAATATAGATTTAGATATAAATAATAAAATTATTGGTATAGTAGGCCTATCGGGTAAAGGAAAATCATCTTTTGTAAAACTAATTTTGCGATTATATGACTGCACTGAGGGTAATATATATATAGATGATACTGATATAACTATTATTGATCCAAATTATATACGTAAACATATTACATATGTTAATCAAAATAGTAAACTATTTGATAAAAAGGTAATTGAAAATATTATGTATGGATGCAAAAACTTGGAAAAATGCGACGAACATTTAAAAGAAATATTGAAATATAGTAAAATTCAAGAATTGTTTAAAAATATTAATATAAATGAAACAAATGCAGGTTCACTTGGTGAAAATTTATCAGGTGGCCAAAGACAAATTGTAAATATTATTAGTGGATTAATTAATCCTTCCATTATATTAATTTTGGATGAACCAACAAATGCATTGGATTCAGAATTGAAACAACAACTATTATTTATATTATCCAAGTTTAAGAAATATAAGAAATCAATAATAATTATAACACACGATAAAGAGGTTCATTCACTTTTTGATGAAACTATTATGCTATAGTAAAACTATGATTTTACTTATTATTTTTTATACACAATTACACATTTTCTCACTTAAAACGCCCAAGAACGACCTATGGTCGTTCAGGGTGGATGCGACTATTACAGATTTGCCTAAAAGGCAAATCCAACCGCATCTTACCCACTTTGTTATGGTGTCGGCAAATGCCGACACTGAAAGCGAATTTGAGTGAGGAAGGTGATGCTGATTTATGGTTTCCGACAAAGTCGACAACTAAAGCATTGGAAATGCGAAATGGTGTAAAAATTTTATACCAGTAGATATTTAGATAATTAACCCAATATTTTATTCATAATTTATTCGTCTATATATCGATATAAACATTTAATATTAAATATATATATTAAATGTCACAAAATTTATCTAAGAATTTATATGAAATCTTGGGCATTTCAAAAGAATCTTCTGCCCAAGAAATTAAGAAAGCATATCGAGCATTATCTCTTGAATTTCATCCTGATCGTAATTCAGATCCAGGTGCACAATCCAGATTCCAAGAAATTAGTTCTGCATATGAAATATTAGGCGATGTTGAAAAAAAAAGACATTATGATAATGAACAATCGGGTATATTTTCAAATATGAGTAATATGGAGGATGCTGGAGATATAGGTAATTTATTTAATATGTTATTTAATATGGGTGGTGGTATGCCACCAGGTATGCAAATGCATATGAATCAAGGTATGCCATTTGGTATGCATGGAGGTCCAAATATTCGAATTTTTCATAATGGTCATATGTTTCATCCACAACCGCAAAAACCTCAACCAATTCAAAAAAATATTCAAATTACTTTAGAACAATGTTATATGGGTTGTTCAATGCCTATTGAAATAGAAAGATGTATTTTTAATGGCGATATAAAATGTAGTGAATTTGAAACAATACATTTAACTATTCCGGCGGGTATATATGAAAATGAAAGTATTGTAGTTACTGGTAAAGGAAATATACTAAATAATGAAATTAAAGGAGATGTTAATATTGTTATTCAAGTAATAAATAATAGTGAATTTATTAGACAAGGAATGGATTTAATTATAAAAAAAACTATATCATTGAAAGATTCATTATGTGGGTTTTCATTTGAATTAAAACATCTTAATGGAAAAACGTTTTGTTTAAATAACAAAACAAATCATACAATTATAAGACCGAATTTCAAAAAAATAATACAAAATTTAGGAATGAATCGTGAAAATACAAATGGTAATTTAATTATAGATTTTGATGTTCAATTTCCAGAGAGTTTAACTCTAGAACAAATTGAGAAATTGCAAAATATTTTAAACTGATAAAGATATAAATCCACACCTTTGGTGCTGGGATTCATCTCTTTATCGGTCATTGACCCCAAATAATGTAAATCCGCTATGCGGATTTACATTATTCGTTGGTTTATAATACAACAAATTTACGTTTCTCAAATTCCACTTTCAAACTTTTTTTTTACTTTTATTTTTTCTACTTTTCTTTCTTTTACTTTTTTTTCTTTTACTTTTCTTTCTTTTACTTTTCTTTCTTTTACTTTTCTTTCTTTTACTTTTCTTTTTTATACCTTTTTCTCCTAATCCTAATCTATCCAAAACACTTCGTTTAATATCAAGAGTATTTTTTTTATTACCATCCAAGTAATTTACAGCTTTTTCTCTAGTATCTATATTTAATATTTTAAGCATGTTTATATTACTTCTAATTGACAGTTCTATTTTTGAATTATCGTCAATAATTGAACGAACTATAAATGAATTATCTGGCATATATTCATTTATTCCTTCTATTAATCCATCTGCAAACTTTTTTAAATCAGAGGTAAGTTCAACACAATCAGATTCCGATGCATAAGTTTCTACATACATTAATAATGGCGTTTCTTTAATACTATCATATATATATTTATTTCGAATTGCATAATATAATACTTGTTTTACTACTAGATTTATAAAAGCAAATTCATCATTATTAATTTCTTTTACTGGTGGAGATGTATCTGGATAAACTCGCGATTGATCAAAATCTATTAAAATTAATTCATTTTTATCTGTATCAAAAATAATATTATTTAGTTTTATATCTTTATGCACCATATGTTTATGCATTTTTTTTAATTTGATATTAAATGTATGTAAAATATCACATAAATTTTTAAATATACTTACTGTCATATCTTTATTTCCTGGTGATTCTTCAACAGATATCCATATTCCGTTATAGTGTGAATAAGAAAATTCAAATAAATAAGCTAAAAAATCTATACCTAAAAATGGCATTGATAAAATATAATATGGACTTTTTACTTCGTCTTCATCCGTTTTTTCATTTAATACATCATATTTAATTAAATTATCATCAAACATTTCAAAAATTTCTCTTTTTGAAGTTCCTCTACAATGGGTTAACTCTGGATTAGCATAAGGCATTCCTTCAATTCGAGGCAATCTTGCATATATTTCACATTCGTGAAAATTATATATTATTTTTAATAATCTAGGTTCATTTAATATTTTAAATATAACACCACCTCCACCAGAATAAATTAATATATAACCTTTATCAACTGCATTATTTAAAATACTTATAGATTGTCGTGTTAATGTAGGATTTGGATATCCCATAAATTCATTAAAACCTTTATTATATAATAATTGATCCATTTCTGTTGGCATTATTTTTTTTTGTTGTTGAATTTTCAGTTGTGCTTCTATTTGTGGTAGTGTTGGTGGAATTATTTTTTTTTCAAATTCTGACATTATAATATAAAAATACTATATTTTATTTCTAAACTTTATTTACACACTTGATAATTTATACTGTTAAAAAAATACACATTTACGCATTCAAAATGCCGACGTTGTTAACAGTAAGCAATGTGATGATGATTTATGCAACTAAAGCATTTATAATACGCAATAGTGTAAAATGAAACAAAGTTCTATTTTTATTTTTGACGTATGACAATTATTATTTAACAATTTTATAATAATTATATTTATGTGTTACACTGATTTTGCATATATTTTAGAATACATGCAAAATAAGATATTTATCCACTATATAAAGCTTAATATAATTTTTATTTAGAAACATAAAAGCCCTAATTGTAAATGATAAAGTCGGTATATAATTATAATCCAAAATTATTTCGCATAATACTATTTTTACTGGGTCCCTGTTGTTTTTCACTTTGTTTTTTAACTTTATAAATACCACTTGTATTTGTGCTTGTGTTTTTATTATTTCCATATAAATTTAAAATAAACTCTTCAGTATCCTCATGTAATTCGGGCAAAATACGTGTTAATGGTTTATCTATAACTAATAGTAAATGTTCACTTTTTAACAATTTGCGATATTCTTGAATGGACAATGTTCCGTAAAATTTATCCAATAAATAATGTGGATCAGGGGCAGGTTTAATATTCTTTTTATAATTATATATTTTACTATAAATCTGATTTAGTAAATGATAACGTTCAAATTTAGTAGAATCGTCAATATTTTCATTCATTAAAAAAGCAACAGCACATTCTGGACGACAAAATGATCCATAACCAAAAATACGTTCATCTGTATTATATTTTGGAATATAACATGCAGGATTATCATAATCATATGTGCACCAAAAACATGCTGATTTTTTATCAGATATTGTATTTTTATAAAGATTTATTTTTAATTTTTTTAATTTTTGATTAATAACTTTAATATTAGTTATATCAGTTTCCTCGGGTTCATTATCTTCAGTTATTTTTAAATTACAAATTGCACATAATTGATCCGTTGATGGTAACATATGATTAGATTCATTATATGCATAATTTAAAAAAGGTTTATTTTCAATTTCCGTATTTTTATATTCAAAAAATGTTTGTTTATCATCTGTATATGTCATAATAGATGGAGGAATAGTAGGGTCATATTGATGTGGATTTGTAATTTGTTGATTTATATGTTGATTATAATCATTTAAATCACTTAAAGAACATTTTAAGTGTAAAATTATATTTGAAATTTGCAAAGGTTTAATATTACTATCTGTTGTTTTTACAATAATTTTACCACCCTTTGGTTTTCGACCACGTTTTTTTATTATATTTAATTGTTTATCTGTGTCAGATTCAATAACATTTATACTTGCGGTTTGATTTACGGTAGAATCGCAACAAATATCCGTATTTTCATTTGTAATAACTGAATTATTTAATTCTGGATTATTATCTTGCATTTTATCTTTATCAGATTCTTCAATAATATATTGAATATTATGCGTTAATTGATTTAATGATATAACTGTAGATTGTGTTAATTCAGTTATATTTTTTTTTCTGCCTTTTTTTTTATAACTATCTTTTACAATTTCCATTTTTATATATTATTTAATAAAATTTTATTTATATCATTTTCAAATAATATTACAGAGGGTTGGAACAGAGGGTTCGAATAGAGGGTTCGAATAGGTTGGATTGATAGGTTAGGATAGAATATTATTTATTCATTGTTTTGTAACAGTATCTACATAATGGTATATAATTATCAGACCCAATTACAATTTGTAATGATTCATCTGTTATGCGATGTGAAAATATTGCTAAATTACCATTTTTACAAATAGAACATAGTGATTGTAATTTCTCAATTTTATCACAATATGGAATAAGATCGGATATTTTTCCAAACCGATTTCTTTTAAAATCACCATCGAGACCACATATATATACAATTTTATTATGATTTTCAACCATATCAATTACACATTCATACAAATCTTGGAAAAATTGACCCTCGTTAATTAATATTACATCTGATTGTCGCAACTCTGTATTATTAGAACTATTCCATAATTCATTTATGGTAGATGATTGTATACATGGAATCATAATTTTATCATGTGTTGATAACATTGTAGAATCGTAACGCGTATCGCCATAATAATTAATAGTTGAAACTTTTTTTCCAATATACGTATATTTTTTATATGCTTGAATTAAACGAGTTGTTTTTCCGGAAAACATTGGACCTAAAATAAGTTCTAAATAGCCAGTTTTTGTATTATGTTCGCATTGAATGGTGGACATTATAGATTATAGTATTATGTATTTATTTATATTTATATTTATTTTTTCAATTTTATAATTATATAATTTTATAATTATATAATATACTATAATAAAAACATATAACTATATTATTTAAATGAATAAAGAATCAATTCCTTGGGTTGAAAAATATAGACCATCACAGTTCGACGATATTGTTTTAGATCCTATAAATCGCGCATTATTTACAAATATATTGGAAAAAAATTATTTTCCGAATTTGTTATTTTATGGACCACCTGGAACTGGAAAAACAACAACAATAATAAATTTAATTAACGAATATCAAATTAAATATAATAAAAAAAACAAAAGTAATATTATTCATTTAAATGCATCAGATGAACGCGGAATTGATATTATTCGTAATCAAATTAACCAATTTGTAAAATCAAATAATTTATTTGAAACTGGCCTTAAATTTGTAATCTTGGATGAGGTTGATTATATGACAAAAAATGCACAACAGGCACTAAAATATTTGCTGCAAACATATAATTATAATGTAAGATTTTGTCTTATATGTAATTATATTAGTAAAATTGACGAATCATTAAAAAATGAATTTATATCAGTTAGATTTAACCAATTACCAATAACTGATATATATAATTTTTTGAAAGCTATACTTGATAAAGAAAATATACAATTAACCGATTTAAATATAGATACTATTCAAAAAATGTATAATTCTGATATTAGAAGTATGATTAATTTTATTCAATTAAATCAGAATTTAAAAATTGATGAATGGAACCAATGTATTATAACTACAGATGTATTTGAATCTATGCAAATAAAATTATCAGAATATACGACAGAACAAATGATTGAATATATTCATACTATTAGTATTCAATATAATATTGATAAAAAAACAATTATAAATAATTATTTTAATTATATTATACGAAATAATACATTAACTACAAACAAATTAATTGAACTGTTAGATCTTGTGGAAAATATAATGCATAATGATTCAAATATAGAACATATATTGCAATATTTTATTACAAGTAACCGTAACTTTTTTATAACTATATAAGAAAACGTTATTATAATAGATACATCGATTTACTATAACCAAAAGTATTTTCACTTGAATATGTAATATATAAAAATCCATCTTCATCTTTATATAATTGATATAATTGATTCATTGTTTGAGATGTTGATGGTATAGAATCGTTTACAAATAAAAAAATGGCTTGTTCGGAAGATAGTTGTAATTGAGAACGTATAATATATATAAATTGTCCGCATGTATAATTAGTTGCAACCAAATATTTTTTTTTTTCAATCTGTTTAATTGTTTTACATGATGGATGTTTTTCGCAAATAACCGGTATTTTATTAGGATATTTATACTTAATATGCATAGATTCTATAATACGATCCTCAATTAAAAATTTATTTTTGAAAAACATAATATTTTTATTATATTATATTTACATAGTTATTTTTACATAGTTATTTTTATTTATTTTTTAGTGCAATGATAAATATTCATACGCTCATTTAAATTTTGCATAAATGTATTCGGAGGCGATTTTTCTATGTTTGGATCAAACTGGGGAGAATTTAAACTATATTGTATTGTATTTTTTTGTGTGCAAATAATATTTAAACTCCTTGTTGTATGTTTTCTTGGTAAATCAATAGTATAAACTGGTTTTTCACTTAACATAATTATAATATAATTATATAATTATTTTTTATAATATACAAAATTGATTTAAAGAATAAACAGATTCTTTATATTAATTAACCAAATGAATTCTATAAATGATGAATGGATGCAATATTTATTAACTCAAGAAACAGGAAATATTAGTCAAATATTATCACAAGAAAATCGAAAAATACAATCTGTATATAAACGTAATCATAATGAGAATATGTTTTGTTTAAATGATTCCACTATTCTGTCAAATGAAGAGTTAAAAATAGAAAATTGTAAACCAAATAATAAAGACATGCCTAAATGTGGAGAACTTTATATTTCTACCACAACAAAAGTGTTGTTTTTAAATAAAGAAATTGACATAGATTCTATTTTTTGGAAATTACCAATTATTGAATATAGTATACCAATGACTGGAATTGTAAAAAAACAAATGAAAATAGTATCAAAAACACACGAGGAATATGAAGAATATAAAAATAAATTAGTTGGAATACCTTATTATAATGAACATATAATAAAACAAATAAATAATCCAACCGCAAGACGTATTAAATTCAAAGATGAACGTAAAATTACAATTGGACTATCAAAAAAGGATATAATGAATTGTCGTGGAAAAGTTAAAAATGCATTTTATAATTGTTTTGCTTTGATTTTACGGTTTTATTATGAAAATTCATTTAAAGAAATTCATGTTAAAATATTTAATACTGGTAAATTAGAAATACCTGGAATAATAAATATTAATTTATTAAATATTGTTAAAAAATTAATCTTGGAATTAATTGGTATATATTTTGAAACACCTTTAGAATTTTTAGAAAATGATAAAAATAATAATGTTTTAATTAATTCTAATTTTAATTGCGGATTTTATATAAATCGCGATAAATTACATATGTTATTGCGTAGTAAAAAATATGGAATTGAATCAGCATTAGATCCATGTAGTTATCCTGGAATAAAATGTAAATTTTATTTTAATAATATTATTGGATTTGATTTAAATAAACAAGATGGCAAAATTATATTAGAAGATCGTAATATGAAAATGAGTGAATTAAATGATAGCAAAAAATATACAGAAATATCATTTATGATTTTTAGAACAGGTAGTTGTCTTATTGTTGGAAATTGCTCCGAAACAATTATTCAATTTGTATTCGATTTTATTAAAAAAATATTATCAAATGAATATGAAAATATTCATATTCATAATGATGGATTAACTATAAAAAGTAAAAAACCCAAAATAAGAAAAAGAGTGGTATTAATGACACACGAATATTATAAATTAGTGTCAAATAGTTAGTTAAATATTTATAATGGTAAAAATGTCTGATAATTAAATTTATATTCTAATATTTTACATGTTATTTCATATTCTGTTTTATTTATTTTCAATTTATTTAATTTCTTTATATTTTTATAAAATTCATCAATATGTTCTATTACTGTAATTTCAAAAAAATAATTAAAATATTTTTCATTATTTTTATTTGAAAATAAATACAATATTTTAGATAAATAGTTTTGTATTATTGAAATATAACTCAAAACAGTATTGTCCGTTTTTTGTAATAATGTATTTATTATATTTGATAAATTATTTATAATAAACTTGTTATTTTCAAAATTTATATTTTGATTATTATTTAATTCATCTAAAGATACTGATAATGTTTTCGAATATACAAAAATTATAGCATCATTCATATTTAAATTATGTTGAAAATCTATAATTGATAATTGTTGGATATATTCTAAGAAATAGTAATAACCCTGTTTAGTGTAGTGATATGCTATATCAGTATTTTTATATTTACACAATATAATTTTAAATATATGTATTATTGTATTTAAACCGATACTGATAATATGTGATTTATCATATGATGGTATAATAGTATATTGAGTCAAATCATTTGACTTTGTAAAAGGTATTAATTTTGTAAAATCCGTAGTATTTATTTTGTTTAAATATTCCAATATGATTTTTTCAAAAATTTCAATTATTAATTTAGGCATTATATATTTTTCAAATATTTGATTTTGCGTAAAATATTTAGCAATATTTGAATTTATAAATAATAAAATTATTATTTTAATAAAGGATTTAAAGTAAAATCTGGTTATTTATTTATAAATTCATATAAATGAGTAAACAATTAAATTCATCTGCACAAGCTCCTACACAATCATTAACTCAAGCGCCATCGAATTCATTAGCAATGACTCCAACACAAGCACCGAGTGGAGGTGCTAATCCAGGATATCGTTTACCCGAATCAACTACATTACAACATGCAGTTAAGTTATCTATAGTCGAAGATAAACCAATTATGATGGATTACTGGACAAGTTCTTTAGAAAAAAGTGTTATTATTGGAGTAAAAACAGATGGCGAAAAACTGTTAGTTAAATCACAGGATGAATATACATCAAGTATTTCAAAAATTTATAAAGTTGGATTAGAATATATTATTATGACTGAAAATTCAATTTATATTGTGGATGTAAATATTGCAAGTAAGCGAATTAGTGCTTAATTTATAGTATTTTATATAATTATTTTATATATTTGTAACTTTAATTTTTGCTTGATTCATAATATATAAATATTATAATATGAATAAAACATTTTCTAATAAACTTTTAAAATATTCCAACCCTAAAATTGCCCAATCACGTGCATATGAATATCTTGGTCGAACTGCAAAAATATATCCTGCAAATCGTAAAAATAAAAAATATAGAATATTTGATCCTATTCATAATATATGGTCTAATTTTGGACAATTAGGATATGAAGATTATACAAAACATAAAAATAAAACACGTCGTAAGAATTATTTAGCACGTTCTACCAAGATGAATGGAAATTGGAAAAAAAACCCATATTCTCCAAATAATTTGAGTATTCATATTCTATGGTAAATACAGGGGGTCTACACCCCCTTGTACGAACCCCATCTTTTACAGGGGTCTACACTCCTACTTTTTATAGATACATATAATTTGTAAAAATATAGGTATATAAAAAACTATAATTTTATATAATATATCCAAATTTATTATATAATGTATTCAATTGGTCCTATGTTGGAACAAAGAGCGCAATTGAGTAATAATACAAATACTCGAAAGTATAAAACATTGAAATTAAAAAGGTAAATATATTTTGAGTTTGAGTTTGATTTTCTATATTAAACTGCTGAAGATTTACACCATTGCAGATTTATAATGGGACAATCAATATACTAACAAATAATTTGTTTTTCTAAAAATGGCAAATATATTAATAAGTAAATCGCATAACAAATCATTACTGAATTTACACTCCAACACCACATGCTACCTATAGTCTCATCGTTTTTATAATTTAGGAAACAAATAAGTAACGTAATAAAAGCAAATAAAAGTCTACCCCAATTTTTTTCATAAACAAAACTGAATAAAAAGAAAAATAACCACACAACCCATACAATAGAAAAGTTTTGAAAAAGTCTCCATTTTAAATGTCCGCGTTTACTTACTACTGTGTAAATATGTTTTGTAGAAAATTCATATATTGAATATGGAATTGCAATTAATAAATATGATGCTAATAATAAATTACGCAACTCTATATTCTGTAAAATCATGATACTAACAATTGGTTGTATAAATAATAAAAGTAATACAAGAATAGAAAAAAGATTATTATAAAATTTGTTGTTTATATTTCTCCAAATAAAAAATTCTAAGAGTTGTATAAATATAAAAGATGCGTAAAAAATATAGATCCAAGTGTTATTGAATTCTTTAATTTTATATTTAGTGTAATAATTATTATAAACAATGAGTGTTAATACAAAACTACTAAATAAAAAGGTGTTTAATGAAACGTTCTCATTCCAACACATACTAGTATATAATTAAATTATATAAAAATTTGCCCCCTATTTTACATTTTTATTAGTCATTGACCACGATGAATGTGAATCCTATGCTTTGCAAAAAGGCGGATTAAATTTTTTGTTATTAATTTTTGTTATTAATTTTTGTTATTTTTGTTATTTTTGTTATTTTTGTTATTTTTGTTATTTTTGTTATTTTTATTATATTTTATTTTGTAAAAATTTGTTTTCGCCCTTTTTTATCATATCCTTCAACAAGTCCATTTATACACGCCCATTCCCAATATTGATGTTGTGGTAATTTACTTAAAATTTCTTTACTTGCTGGATGATCATATATATAGACAATTTTATGTCCTGTTTGTATAGATGAAAATTGTGTTTTATTTATAGTTGTAAAATTATTCATTAATGATGATGGCATTTTAATGCTTATAATAAATAATTAAAAAAGTATTTCAATTTTTTAATTACAACTCTTATTTTTATTATTTAACTAACTATCTAACTATCTAACTAATTATCTGTAAGTATATTTTTATTTTTATTAAATATATAAACCGTTTCATCAACCTCATTTAATGTTAAACAATCAAACACTTCTTCTACTGTCGTTATATCATAAAAAGGATGGTTTGGTTGTTTTAAAATTTCTTCAACTGATGCACACAGTTCTTTGTATTTTTTGTACATTCCTAAAAGTTTAGTTAATTTTTCATAACTGCTAGTTTTTATTTCTTTTTCTTCTTTAACAGATTCATCTTTTTTTACGCACGTGTCATATACACCAGTTTGTATTTTACACCAAACACATAGCGTGTTTTCTTGTAAAATATTAGGTATTATCATTGTATTACAAATTGTACAATTTGTCATTTGTTCTGAAATAGTTGGATGCAAACTAGATTGTCTTACTAATCGAGTTGGTTTTGATGGTTCTGTATTATCATATTCTTCCTCGTTTTCTTCTTCTTCTTTTTTTTCTTCTACAATTCCTTTATATTCTGTTCCCATGTTAAATGCTATTTGTTTTTTATAAATGTTATCCATTCCGGTTCCTTGTTCTGCTAATATACGTTTGCCTTCTTCTAATAAATCAATTTTTGGAATAGTTAATTTTCTATTTTTATTATTTGTGTCATTTAATCCGTTATTCATTTTGTAATTATAATGCATTAATTAATTTATTAAAAAAGCATTTCAATTTTGTATAAATAAAAATTTAAATTTATACATGTTTATATAAAAATATTAGGAAGTATATATTTTTCAATTTTTTCCATCAAAAAATATATTTAGTCGTTTTTTGGTTTTGGAAATCCAAGATTTAGAAATCCAAAAAACTATGAAACAATAAAAATAAAAATAAGATATTGTAATTAGAATTGTAAATTACAAAAGTTTATTGTATATTATATATGAATTTGTGTGTTTATTCAAGTTTTATATATTTATCAAATTCAATAGTTGCATTATTATATAATTATTATATTTACTCATTTTTATTTTTATTATTATTTTGTACATCTATATTATTTCATTTACACAATAATATATACACATTATTATTAGATAAAGTAAGCATTATAGCTATAGTTTTTTATGGAGGATACATTTTTTACAATAACCATAAAACAATTTTATTTACAACTAATTTAACTAATAAAATAATACCTGTGTTAATTATATCAACATTTATAGTAACAATATTTTTATATTATTATGGATATATGTATAACAAATATTGTTATTATGAAGATAAGGATATTGCAAATCAATGGCATTCAATTATACATATAGTTTCGTCGATAGGACATCATTTGAATATTATTTCTTTGTAAAAATCGTGTTTGAACAAAAATACTGTATGTTTCATTTATTCTTTAGATGTCGAAACAATGTTTCTACAAGCACATTAGTTACAACTTTACAAAATTATATTTATGTGTTACACGTGTTTTGTATATATTCTTAAATACATACAAAATTGTATATTTATCAATGGTATAAAATTTATATATTGTTTGAGCCCATTATGGTGTAATATATAATTATATTTATATAAAACGTATAAAGATTAATTTATATAATATCATAGTATATTATTATAATGCAAAATATTATTAATTTCGAAAAACAAAAATTAAAAAAAACTATTAAAAAAACTATGAAACTGATTTCAGAAGAAGTTAGTGATTATGAATTATATAAAGATAATTATGATTTTTTAAATCATTTGCCACTTGTTCGTGATTTACGAATGCAAATTAAACAGTTAAAAGAAGAAAATAAACTATTGGCACAAAAACATATTTTTGATCCAAGTAAAATTAAAATTGAAAAATTAGATAAGCCTCATAAAAATAAACCTTATAAATCAAAACATTTAAAATCACTTTATAATACAACACCAATTCAATTTGTTGATGAACTACCTGATGATAATGAGGTAGTTATAAATATTTTACCTGTAAAAAGTGAAAATATTATATATGAATTATCTGAAATTGTAATAAATGATCTTAATATAATTGATACTGTTAAATTACAAAATCAAGTTGATGAACCAGATCAAGAGGAAGAACAAGTTGATGAACAAGAGGAAGAACAAGAACAAGAGCAAGAGCAAGAACAAGAGCAAGAGCAAGAACAAGAGGAAGAACAAGTTGATGAACAAGAGCAAGAACAAGAGGAAGAACAAGTTGATGAACAAGAGGAAGAACAAGTTGAGGAACAAGAGGAAGAACAAGTTGAGGAACCTGATCAAGATGAAGAACAAATTGAGGAACCTGATCAAGATGAAGAACAAATTGAGGAACCTGATCAAGATGAAGAACAAATTGAGAAACAAGTTGAGGAACCTGTTCAAGAAGAAGAACAAGAGGAAGCCGAAGTATATGAAATTACAATTAAAAATAAAAAATATTATACAACAAGTGAGGTTGATGGCACAATATATAATTATGATGTGAATGGAGATGTTGGCGATGAAGTTGGTCAATTTAAAAATAGTAAAGCAGTTTTTACAAAATAATTTAGTATCTATATTTTCGAGTAAATTTACGATTTTTTATTTTTTTTAATGTTTTACGACCACCAACTTTTTTTTTATTTTCAGTTTTATCTGCAATAGATATTTGTTTTTGTTTATTTTGAAAATTATTTAATTCATTTTCTTCATTTTTTTTTTTATACTCTGGACCATCTATTTTAATATCAAAAAAAAAACGTTTTTTATCAACCTCATATTGTGCAGTTTCCCCTAATAACCGCTGTTGTATATATTTTTCAAATTTTACACCTAATGCTTCACCGGTATAATTACATTTTATTTGAGGTATTGTTTCATTTGTTAATTCACCACCAATTACATCAACATTTAAATATATTTCATATTTTGGTAAATTACTACTTGCTTGTGCAGTTGAACTTACACCAACATATAATGGAAATGTATCATTTGTTTTTTTGAATATATTGTTATCAATTTGTAAGTTAATTTCTTTTCCAGATAAATATTTTGTTTTTATATTTTCTAAATATTTACTAAATTGCGGATCTGATGATTTTGTATAATCATATATTATTTTTTGTAAAGCTTTATTTGATGACTCTGTATTTGGAGTAACTAATAATTTAATACTTTTAATAAATTCAAAATATTGTTTATAATTTGTTTCAGTAAATTCTTTTTTTACTTCATCTGGGTCTTCATCAAAATTTATATTTGTAGTATCAGTATTTTTAAAATATTTATCTTGTATATAACTTAAACTTTTAATTCGACTTGATAAAGTTATTAGTGGATTGAGTAAATTTATTAATTCACGCGGTATTTGAATATCTTGTGGAGGTTTAGTAAACTTATCTCTAATACTTTCAAGAATAGAAAGTATATTCTGTTCTTCTGTTTTTTGTTCTTCTGTTGGTTTAAACGTGTAATTAAAGCTTTTTATATTTTTTTTAAAATCTTTTAATTTGTTATATTCTTCATTTGAATCATCATTATTTTTTTTTTTATCTTTATCATTTATTTGTTCTACAGTTTTTGGATCTATATTATATAGTTTTAATAATAGTTCAACTAATGATATTATATATTGATTTCGTATAGCATATCGTGATGTTTCTTTTTCAATTGTAATTAGTTCACAAATATTTTGTATACTTTTTGTTATTTCAACTTTTTTATTTTTAATTTGTGTTTCTAAATCTTTTATTACTTTTTGAGTTAAACTAACAATATCTTCGTCAATTAAAGGTGTTTTTTCTTTTCTCCATGTATTGAATTCGGAATAAGAATCCAATAAATTTCGATATAATGGGTGATTTATAAAATCATTTAACCATGTTATTTTAGTAATTGTATATATTTTATTATCTACTTTCAAATAAGAAAAAAACGTGCTTAAATTTGGCATTAATTGTGTAAACATACGAGGAAATGCATCTTTAAATGTAAAATTAAATTCAGGGTTTCCTGAATTTAAAATATATGTTTTAAATGAATTAATATAATTTCCTACTACAGGAAATACTGTAGGAAATAATAATTCAATCATAGTATTTACATTAGTTTCAAAGAATGTTACATTAGTATTTGTAGCTTTAACTTTATAATTATCTGGATCTGCATCTGATTTATTTTGATTTGAATAATTATTAATTATAAGTTTAAACATTGCTTTATTAAAAAAAAATTGAACACGTTCTGAATATGATTTTCTTTGTAAAACACGTTTTGGATATTTAATATTTTGTGTAAAATATGGATATTCAGATAATTTATTTACAGATTTTAGTAATGGATTATATAATATACTACTTGTAAATGCAATTGGTTTATCTGATTTATCTGGATCACTTAAATTCATCATTATTTTAATTTGTGATATAGTAAATTCGGGTTTTTCTTTAGGCATATAATATCTATATTATACGTAGATATTATGCTTATAATGATTTAATAACTAATCGGTGTAAATTTTTCCGACTGTAATTGAATATTATTTATGTTTGCTTTTTTTAAAATTTCTTGGGCTTTTTTAATTTCTTCATTGGTTATTTTATCTGATGATTTTTCCGTATTTAATATTCCATTAGTATCATTTTCTAATTTTGTTGTATAATAATTTGTAAATGTTTCTGGTAAACAACAAAACTGACTTTCCTCATTAAATATATAATCCATAAATATTATAACAATTGCGGTTACAATTAATGCAATATATATGTTACGAGAGCCCATCCAACAAATTACAAATATTAATATTTGTTTACTAAATGTATATTTAAAATAAGATTCCATAGTTTTGCTTAATTTAATTGTTACAAATTTTGATGCAATATTTAATGTGACAATCATAAATCCTGCAAATATTTTACTGTCATTTATTCTATTAACATAATTATTTACATAATTATACATGTTTGTTACAGCTTTATTGAAATCAGATTTCATTGTATATGGTTTACTGATATATTTATGATTTAAACTGCTGAAGATTTAAAATGGGACACTAAAGTGTTCCATTATTCCATCTTGATGGTCATATATCTAAGTATGTCCGTAGGAGATACAAGATTAATCCAACCGTAGGTTGGATTCGATCTAAAACAAAAATGGAACTTTGTTCCATTTTAATTCTTAGACGGTATATATTGCGGTATGCATTTTATTATTATAAATATTATAAAACAGCCCTAAATATTATAGAATAATTATAATATTTATTTAGTCTAAATTTTAATAGTCTAAAAAAAAATGGGTTTATTTTTAAAAAATGATTCAAATGTTATTGAATTTTCTGATTTACCAGATCGTAATGAATACACTAATTGTGGAGATTGATTTGGAGATAAAATGTGTTTTGGAGATGGTAAGCTTGATGATAAAATTGTTGATGAAACCGCAATGTTTTGTGCTGTAACTAAATTCGGTCTAGAAATAGGAGAATAGTTCGAAATCGGAACAACATGACTAGATATATTAGTTCTAGATGTTGGTAGTTGGGTTGATTGTAGTTGAGTTGATGGTAGTTGAGTTGATGGTAGTTGAGTTGATGGTAGTTGAGTTGATGGTAGTTGGGTTGAAGGTATTTGAGTTGATGGTATTTGGGTTGATGGTATTTGGGTTGATGGTATTTGTGTTGAGGGTAGTTGGGTTGATGGGGATGTTTGTAAAGATTGTTTTGATCGTTGCCCACATTTACTATATATATTTGTTAAAGCCATATTATTTATATTATAAGACTATATATTATTTTACCTAAAATATCCAAGGTTTTTTATCAGGTATTTTATTTACAATACTGGATTGTGTATTTGGTGAATTTAGTGAATTAGTCGTTTTTGTAATAATTGGTTTAAACCCTATTTTACGATTATTTGTATATTTCTTAGATTTTTCTGTTATATTATGTTTTGGATTAGATAATTCATCTTGTAATTTAATAGCTTTAATTTCTGCATTAATTGAATCGGATAGTATAAATTGTGGCATAAAAATATATATATAAAATAGTTATATATAATGTTTAATTCAAATAATATCACTTTTATGACTAATGATTTATCTAATAACGATTTATCTAATAACGATTTATCTAATAATATAATTAATGAATCTTTTGTTGATCCATCATCTAATGAAATAAATAATGAAATAAATAATGAGAATAATTCAAACATATTTGATGTGCCACAATTACCACAACCTGATTTACAATCAGGTCCTACCAAATATTCTTATCATGAAATTGACAAATATTTATCAATGGCATTTAATTCTGAAGATAATACAAATTATTCGGCAGTTTGTGATATTATAGCAATATATTTGAAAGGGCAAAAAATATTATATACCGAATCAAAAACTATATGTGAACAACGATTAACATACCTAATGTTACCCGCTATATTTTTAACAGTATTATGTAGTATTTTATCACTAATATTGCAACGTATTTCATATGGAAATATTGTTGTAAGTGGACTTGGTGGTATAACTACATTTATATTAGCACTTATAAATTATTTGAAATTGGATGCACGTGCTGAATCATTTCGTATATCTGCATATAAATTTGATAAATTGCAATCATTTGTCGAATTTAATTCCGGAAAATTGTTATTTGTTCAAGTTGAAGATAATCATGAATTAATTGATGTTATTTTAAAAGTTGAGGATGCAGTAAGTGAAATTAAAGGAAGTAATCAATTTGTTTTACCGGAAATTGTTCGGTTTACATATCCAAATTTGTATAGTATGAATATTTTTTCCGAAGTAAAAAAAATTCAATATAAAGAGATGGTTTGTAAAAATAATATAAAAGATTTTACTAATAAAATACATAATATTGTTTATGAAAATCCGGTATTAAATGTGGAATTAAAACTCGAAATTGCAAGGATTGAAGCATTAATACACGATTTAACAAATAAGTATATTGGTATGAAAAACGATTATTTATTATTAGATCACATTTTTGATAATGAAATTGAAAATAACCGTAATAATGTTATGAAACATTATCCAATTTATTCATGTGACTGTTTTAAAGTGTAATACAAAAAAATTATACGATTTAATGTAAACTATATAAAGATTATTTATTATATAGTTTACAATATGCATTTTCCATATAAACAGTTTTTTGAAACAGGTATAAATTTATTTTTACCAATGACTACTGTTTTAGGATTTACAACCGGAATAAATACTTTATATAAATCTGATGATACTGATATATTTTGTTTATTTCGTAATGTAATTACATTTACGTCAATTGGTATTATAACCGGACTAACATTTCCAATATCAATTCCACTAATTAGTGGATATACATTATATCGCCATTATACTATTACAAAGTTAAATATTTAGTAGTATAATTATTATGTAAATATAGCAAAATTTTGTGTAATATTTTCTAATTTTGGAAAAAAATTATTGTCTTTTCCAAAAATATCTTTCCAAGAATCAAATATACTATCATTCGATGATTTTGGTAATACTAACTGTGACTCTGTATCAATTTTATTATTTATAAAAGAAATTTGACAATTTGGATCACATGGATTACATACATCCGAATTAAATTTTATTTCGGGAAATACATGTTCGACTGCATCATTGCGTATAGGAAATTCTTTATAATGCAATTGATTATTACGACAATAATTATTTTTAAACTGTTGAAGATTTGAATCTTTTGTTGAAACATACCCTTTGGTCAGCGACATTTGGTCGCTACCTTGAACCACCAAATGGCGGTTCTGAGTGCTGTGATTCATATCGTTATCGGTCATTGACTCAATGCCCACTTCATTATGGTTCCGGCTATAGCTGGAACTAAAAGCATACAGTTGCGTTGCTGACCCCAAAGAATGTAAATCCGATGTTATGTTTGCACCAAGTATTGAATTCTTTGTTGGTGTAAAATCATAATATGTAGCCATACCTTCTGTAACATTCATATTAGCACTATTACTTGAAATATAATCACCAATTGATTCTTTATCATCATTTAATTGGGTTGAATTTTTTTTATTATCGATAGAATTGTTAATATGGTTATCTATATTTTCCATATTTTCAATATAATCTAATTGGTAATATAATATAATCATCATACACATAACTAACCCATATAATACATCATATATTGTATATCCAACTATTAAAATTATTACTAATAATTTTCCTAAAACTGTGTATGATATTTCAATCATTGATTTAGTATAAAGTATAAATAAAAGTATTAATATTATTGGTATAATTTCGGCAATAAATGCCGAATTCATTGTTCCTTTTTTCATTTAAACTATATTATATATATATTTTCTTTTTATTATTTGGTTGATTTTTTATTTGGTTGATTTTTTATTTGGTTGATTTTTTATTTGGTTGATTTTTTATTTGGTTGATTTTTTATTTGGTTGATTTTTTATTTGGTTGATTTAAAGTAAATTAATATCTGACTATTTTTTAAGTATTAATGTCTTTATTATCAGGGGCATCATTATGGACAAGTGACGATAATTTAAATAAAAAACGAACACCTATGTTAAGACGAACTATTAAAAAACAGCCGAATTATACCCAATCCAGCACAAATTTTCCAGAACCCGATGAATATGTATCCACTGATCAAAATTACCAAGAATCTAAACATGTATCTATAGATGAAACTATTACTATTAATGAAGACCGAAATAATAAAGTTAATGCATTATTAGATAAAATAACTGCAACGTCGGATGCAAACGATGGACAACATTTATCAAATTTTTCACCACCAAAGAATCCCGAATTAAGCCAGAAAAAAGGGTATTCAATTGATGACGAATTAACACGTAATATTCCTCAACCGGTTATTCGCAAAGATATTGGAGAGTCTAATTATGGTGCAAATAATTTAAATATTGCTAAGTTGTCAAATTATCAAACCAGTTATGAAATACCTGTAAGTCCTTATTATAGTAAGATGGGTATAGGCCAAAGTGTGGGTCAAGACAAAGTTATGGAAAAAATTAATTATTTGATTCATATGTTAGAGTTAGAGCGAGATGAAAAAAATGATACAGTTCTTCATGATTTTATTTTGTTTTCATTTGTAGGTATTTTTGTTATATTTATATGTGATAGCTTTAGTCGTGGAGGTAAATATACTCGATAATACAGGGAACCTACGGTTCTAAAATGCCATCAAATCACCATATGGGTGATTTGATGCAACAAAGTCGCATACGACCCATATGACCCCATCTTTTTATACAAATCAATATTTATAACTTTGAAAAAAAGTTAGTATATGTTATTATTATAATAATAATTATATTGGCTTACCTTATCATTTGGTTTATTTTTATTTTATTTTGTTAAGTCATATTGAATACATAATTCACTATGACTTATATTGTGATTTGTAACTGGTCAATTGGTTAATTTGTCTGGTTCCAGTAGGAATTCTATATCCAACTCCTAATACACCATCTTTATAGCATATGTGAATACGAATGGGTTTACTTGCATGTGATAATGACCTTAATGAAAATCCCCATCCAGATGTTTCTATATCTTGGCTATAATCAAATACATCTCTTTTTCTTAAATATCCACGAATTTGACCGTTTTCATCTGCTGGTCCAGCCGCCAGAAACGGATTCATAAATTTTGTTTTTGTATCTTTCCCATTTGAACTTAGTTCAACTAATTTTGATTGAATACGCGGTCTTGCATCTCTATCAAAATTAGTAGAATCGCATGGGATAAAGTCCGTGTCACAAACAACCACATTTTTAATTGATCCGGTAACTCTTGACGACAATGCGGGTTCGGCAAAACACCCAAGTTCCATTAATCGTAATTCTGCGGATTTTTCTGTTAAATATTCAGATTCGACTGCATCATTTATTTTATCAATAATTTGAAACATTTTGGTTGTTTTATGCAATTTCTTCTTATATCTTAAACTCAAATACTCTTGGTATGAAATCAATCCGGCTGATAGTTGAAACGTTGGCAGATGACCGTAAATACGTATTCTTTGAAACCCGCCATATTTTGTAGAGTAATGGTTTGGTCTTTCTTGGGCTTGTGATAATACACTAAAGTTTACTGAATTTCGGAAATCGTGTGTTGCGAAAATTCGATCATGACAGGCCAATTCAGTTGATCGTGAACATGTTTGATCATATACAATAATAACTGGTCTAGCAGAGGTCAAATCATCCCAAAATTGACGATTTGACCATTCAATATTAGTACATCTAAACCCTTTTATTGGAATATCAATATCATCATTTTTATCAACGATAATGCTGTAGTTTGTTAATTCATGGAATTTGGTCATCAAGAACTGATAAATTGCTTTTGAATCTTTTTTTGTTGATCCTTTGCATTTTTTACTCGAGTATGATAATCGCAAAAACAACAGGTTTCGCATGGCAGTTTCTGGATTTCTCATAGATTCCTCTAAATCATGAGTAATTTGTTTGCCTTGTTCAGTTAATTGAAATTGTCCAGAATCTGATTTTTCGAAAAACGGTTTTGCGTTTTGAACTAAGCCTTCCTCTAAAAATTTTGACGGTCCGCAAAACGCGGCAGATGGAATATACTGGACTACATGAGCAGTATCTTCAAATTCATTTAACATATCTTCGTAATCTTGGTCATCTTCTGTCGACTCTGTAATAAAATCCTTGGAAAATAATGCCTCTTCTGGTGTTGCACTATATAATATAGTTTTGCATAATTCATTGTCTCTGATCAATCTCCAAATGGAACTGAGTAACTGTCTTGATCCGGATCCATGATCGCATTCATCTAAATGAATTACCAATTCAATACCTGCGCTAAGTGTAGAAGTAATAAAATTAATACATTTTTCTTTATTTTTTTTGTTATTTATAGGAAACACTTTCAAATTATGTTGTGTTAGTTCTGACCGCTGATCATCATCAGCTGAACGGTGCCAGGCACTAATGAATATATGCATTCTTGTTGGGGCAGATGATGCATCCCTTAATGCCATATATTCAGCAAACTCTCTTTTACCAGATTTGACTGGAGCGCGAATTAAAATTCGACGGCAAAATAGGTCATTAATCAAACAGATCAATTCCCTTTTGCAAAACTCTACATTACCCGGACGATATAATTCAAAATCGTCAATTGACCATGGTTTTTCCTTTGTTGCAATAATTGATGACATTATAATGTTTTAAGCTAATGTATATAGTTTATTATTAAATAAGTATTTCAATTTTACAGAGTCAGATGCGACGTAGACGCATCCGACCCCTCCCTTACGGTAAACGGATGGTTTCCCTTAAAGTAGTAGCACTTTATTCGGTGCAAATTTACCACAAGGAAAACACATATTATACAAATAATATGCACAATCCGTTTCAACTAATACTGGATTCGCCATTTTCCAAGAAGGTAGAATCCGAACATTATGTGAAATTTCATCAAACATTAACATTTTGAACGTTTTTTTTAATTTTAAAATTGCCTTGATTGTATGCAAATATCCCAAGATAAATATATTTGTGCCAGGACTATTATTAAAACTCGCGATAAAATGCAGTGTATCACAGTCATTAATACCTGCTATATCCTCATACTGAATATTTGCATTCTTGAAAAAATAATATCCCAAGATATCTTTATTGTGTTTTAGGCAAAAACAATACAATTGATTCGTTACTATTAAATTTAGTAAAACGCCTAAATCCGATATTCCAAGAAATGTAAAAGGTGCATTTTGCGTATTCTTGGATAATCCATCCAATAAATCTAATAATACATGTATATTGGATTTTACAATATGTTGAATATATGTATGTGCTGGTAATCGGTCAATCCGATGCCGTTTTAAAATAAATGAATATGTTTTATATTGAATTAATGGAACAATACCTTCACTCAAATTAATTTCTTTTTTAAATATCGATACTTTGATTTGCGGATTCTTGGTTCTTTGATTGTATTCATGAGTTTGTATAAGGCGTCTGCTTATATTATAATCACGATTGTTATGTTCTTGGTCGGCACATATATAATCCCAATAATATACTGATTGATTTGTCATATTACTGTTATGATTTTCCAAGAAATACAATTGCATTGAACGTGATGTCATAAATCCAAGTAATCTGTCATTCACTGTATATGTGGTTATATATGATGTATTCGAGTTACCATTCATAATCGTATCTAGGATTGGTTCAGTAATTGTATATAATAACCGGTCTGTTGCAATATATTTACATCGCAATAAATCAACAATCTTGGTTTTTGTAGTAGATAATAGATCTAAATAATTGGTCGTTTTCATTCGGTCAAAATCGCAAAACTTGGTTTGCCAAGGTTCGTTGCGTATTATAAACGGAGATTTATATGCATAACGCCAAAAATCATAGGAATGAAATACGGGTTGCAAAGACCAAAATGGATATCGTAGTTTTATATAGACGAATACACTTAAACAGAGAATAACCAAGAATACAAATATGGAGGCAAAATCGGGGGAATTATTGTATATTTCCAAGAATAGTTGGTTGGTATTTATATTATTGATGGACTGGTTTACAATATTATATACCAATCCAAATAGTCGTATTAAACCGTTAAATATCATTCTTGGAAAAACGATGGATGATTTTAATATATAGATTATCCAAGAATATACATAATCCATGAATCATTATATTATTGTTGTAAAATAATTACAGGGAACCCTCCCTATAACATTCGTTCCAAGACAAATATATATTGATATTCATCCCATATACACTCTTTCATATTTACTTGGCCTTTTACAGTATATCCATTTGCTATTGCAATTTTCAATATATCATCTATTTTTTCTACATTTAGAATCAAGTTATTTTGGCGAACATTATTTGTTAAATTATCTGTCATTGTTTCGACGAAACAAATTTCTTCAGATTGACCTTTATTTGAAATCTTGGCCTTGTTCGTAGACTTAGATAAATCATATGTTGCCTTATATTTAAAATCCACAAAATCGATCGATGTATTCGTTATCCGCATATCCGCATATTGTTGTGCCGACCCAATCCCTTCCGGTTTACCAGATTGGACAATAGGATCGAATTTGTCCCAATTAACTAAATGTAATATCATATAACTATTCGGTTTCATTATAAAATAACAATTACGGAAAAACGCTTTTTTATCTTGGAAATGGTATATACTCATATTTGTGCAAAGCACATGTGAAAAAGTATTGCGATCATACATCATTGGTGTCATTATATCCCCACATTTAATGGGTAATTCGGGGTATTTTTCAGAACAATAATCTACCATACTTTGCGATTTATCTATACCATAAATTGTATAACCTTTTTTCTTGAGTTCATTCGTTAATGATCCTGTTCCAGATCCAATATCCAAGAATACGCTTTTTTCTTTTGATGGTTCAGTCATATTGATTACTTTTTCTATAATGAAATTGATTTGGAGTTCGGGTAGATGAATCTTATCATATAATTCTACGTAGAATTCATCGTATATATCATTATTTGATTTTGTTACGAATCTTTCGGTTTGAACAAACCCCTCGTGATATTTGTCCAAGTTGATGCGATTATATAATATAGCAATTACCAGAATTGTTCCTGCTATCCACAATATTCGGGTCCATATTTTATTGGGATCTCTTGGTAAAATTCCATTCACTCTTGGTAAAATTCCATTCACTCTTGGTAAAATTCCATTCACTCTTGGTAAAATTTTATCCATGGATATTTCATTTATCATATGATGTATAATATTATATGATAAACTAAATTAAAGTGTTATACTTACTATACGGTATTTCTTAGTTGAGTGCGTGTATTGTTGTTAAATCTATCTTGGCCGATTTTGCCAGATGCTAAATTGGGATGGACCCGACTTTCAAATTTGTATTGTGTTGCAATTGTTAGATGTGGTTGTTTCTCCTGTCTGCCTACAGCACTAAATCCATATAAATCACTCGTTGTGCTAGGAACATATATATGTTGATCAGCACCGCGCTGTAAAGCAAAATATTGATTTCTAAGAACCATTTCGGTTTCGACATTTCGCATAAATCCATCGGCCGGTCCTTTGCTAATATTGGGGCAAAAATTCGAGGCAGAATGGTCTAAATATTTATTCACGGGTTCTTTGGACGGTGCTCTGCGATCAATTATGGGGAAAAATGCGTATTTTGTGGGCAATGATCGCAAGTCCAAACACGGTTTCATTGGTTTGTCTGCAAATTGGCGTTCTACCGTTCGCTGATTTAATTCATCAATGCGATTGTGTTGACCATATGAAATTCCTTGTGCTAGACCATATAAAGATGTATTGGATTCATTTAAATTCATTGCTAAAAGTTATATAGTATATAATGATTTTTATTTACTCTATTGTTCAATTTTTTTATTATTTCGATTCCATGTTCCAAATAAATAATCTGCACCGGGATAAACAACATTAAAATTTCCCATAGGATTTATATGATGTGCTTTATGATTTGCAATAGACCATTTAACATAAGACCATTTAACATAAGACGACCCCGTAATATATGAAGAACAATGATTTGAATTAAAATTATGTGCAATCGGATGACATATATTCCAAACTAATACATTTGTAAATAAAAATAGTGTAACTGTAGTCATTATAATAAATAATGATATGTACGGATTAAATATAAGATATAAAATGCAACTATTTACGCACAATATTATCGAGCCTTGTATAACCGCATTAATTGACATAACATCAATGCATGTATATTCTATATTATTTTTATGATGCAATAAATGTGTTTTACTTTCATGCAATATATATTTATGTATAGCCCATTCTTCAATTGTAAAAAATAAATAAGATGTTATCAAAAATACTATAAACATAAAATACTACTACATCATTCAATATAGTATTTATACCGTTTACAAAAATTTAAAAATGCAAAACAAAATTATAAATCCAAATAAAGATGTATTGGATTCATGCAAATTTATGGCTTAAAATGCATGTAAAATTGAAAAACTTTTTTTATATAAACCGTATTCATTCTCTTACAAAACAATATAATAACACGATGAATACTGCAATGAATAATGAAATTCAAACTTGGAAAGTATCATGGAACTATAAAAAGTATGATGCTCAAAGATTAATAGAAGATTATAAAAACGGAACATTTACTGGTCATATAAAACAATCAAACGGTATGGCTAAAATGAATGTTCTTCCAAGAATAAACGATATTGTTTTAATTTCTTGGAAAAAACAAAAAATTATGAAATGTGTGGTAGTCTCCGAGTTTGCAGTAAGTGAGAATGAAATGCAAGACGACTACCACATCGGACCTACAAATACCCATGCACATACACAAAATAATACATTACTATATTTACAAATTATAGAAATATATGAATCACCTGAGGCGTTTAAGGGAAACCAGCGAACATGGACTCGAATTTAATATTTATACCTATTTTGTTATTTTACACAATTTAATTAATTAATAATACACACTGTAAATAATATTTTTAATCCAAATAAAGACAATGTCACATATTATAATAGATTTATCCAAGAATGGTATTTATTTGTTCTGAACCCTATCCAAATAATTCAAAATATGAACAATATTTTGAATTGTATCCATATTTATTAAGTGATTTTCAAAAATGGGCAATTCATGCTATAATTGAAGGACAACATGTATTAGTAACTGCACATACTGGATCGGGTAAAACATTACCCGCCGAATTTGCTATAACGCATTTTGTTAGTCAGGGGAAAAAAGTCATATATACTTGTCCAATTAAAGCTTTAAGCAATCAAAAATATTACGAATTTTCCAAGAAATATCCACATATAAGCTTTGGTCTAATGACTGGAGATATTAAAACAAATCCCGATGCGGATGTAGTTATAATGACCACTGAAATAATTTTAAATATGCCATATGTAAATTTTCCTGCGTGTGTTGTCTACGATGAAGTCCATTATATTAATGACCAAGAACGCGGTCAAGTATGGGAAAAAGCTATATTATCATTACCTGCACATGTTCAAATGGTCATGTTGTCTGCCACGATCGACCAACCCGAACGATTTGCAAAATGGTGTGAGCGCGGTGTTGACCCATCCGACCCTGATTATAAACAAGTATATTTGGCATCTACTAGCCACCGCGTAGTTCCGTTGAGTCATTATGGGTATTTAACTACAATTGAATCAATGTTTAAGAGTCATGCAAATGACTCAACTTGTAAGAGTCATTCAAATGACTCAACTGGTAAGAGTAATTCAAATGACTCAACTGGTAAGAGTAATTCGACTGGTAAGAGTCATTCAAATGACTCAACTGGTAAGAGTAATTCGACTGGTAAGAGTCATGCAAATGACTCAACTGGTAAGAGTAATTCGACTTGTAAGAGTCATACAAATGACTCAACTTGTAAGAGTCATGCAAATGACTCAACTGGTAAGAGTAATTCGACTGGTAAGAGTAATTCGACTGGTAAGAGTAATTCGACTAGTAATAATAAAAAGACTCCGCAAGATACCGAATTAGAAAAAGAAATCCGCGATTGCACCAATAAATTAATACTATTACAAAATGATAAAGGCGTTTTCCAAGAATTGGGATATCGAAAAATTGTGAAAATGCAAAAAATATTTGAACAAAAACAAGTCTATATGAAACGTAAACATGTTCTAAATAATCTTGCAAGACATTTAAAAGAAAATGATATGCTTCCTGCAATTGGATTTGTTTTTTCACGCAAACATGTTGAATTATGTGCACATGAAATTACGATTCCATTACTGGAATTTGATAGTAAAGTGCCATATATAGTTGCCAGAGAATGCGAACAAATTATTCGTAAACTGCCAAATTACCAAGAATATATTGGATTACCTGAATATCAAGATTTAGTCAAACTCTTGGAAAAAGGCATCGGCATTCATCATTCTGGTATGATTCCGATTCTAAGAGAGATTGTAGAATTAATGATTTCCAAGAAATATATTAAACTATTATTTGCGACCGAATCATTCGCGATCGGTCTAGATTGTCCCATTAAAACCGCAATTTTTACCGGAATCACAAAGTTTGATGGTAAATCTATGCGCTTATTAATGTCACATGAATATACTCAAATGGCTGGTCGTGCGGGTCGACGTGGTATTGATACTATAGGACATGTTATACATTGCAATAATTTATTTGAACAACCAACACTAAATGACTATAAAGTTATGTTAGGTGGAACACCTCAAACACTGGTTTCTAAATTTCGTATGACATATCAGCTCGTGCTCGATATATGCAGTAGGACTAATATTTTATTTGAATCTACTGATAATGTTGAAATTAAAAATCCAGTTTTGACTAAAGTAAATGAAAAACAAATTATAGAATTTGTAAATAAATCAATGATTTTTAATGAAATTTCGAAAAGTATTGAAACGCAACAAAAATGCCTAAATAAATTGGAATTGGATTTCTTGGAAAAAGAATGTTTGGTAAATAAATCGAAATTGTCCAAAGAAAAATGCCTAAAGTATTTAGAATATAAATCAAATTTAAAAACCGCAGTAAACAAAAAACGGAAAGACTTGGAAAAAGAAATACAAAATTTTCATGATGAATCGGAAAATTGCCTAAATGAAATAGAATCTTTCAAAAGTTATTTGGATATTGGCGAAAACATAGTTATTGAAACAGATCGGCTATATTATTTGGAAAATTATATACCAAGAAATGTTGAAAATGTTTGTTCCATACTTTTTGCTAAAGGTTTTGTTGATAAAGAATCTTTTCAACTAACTACTTTAGGAAAAAATGCGCAAAATATTCGGGAAATACACCCTTTAATTATTGCTAAACTAATTGAATCTACAAAGTATTTTCATGATTATTTACCTAAACAAATAATCGGATTTTTATCTATTTTTGTTGATATTAAAGTTCCGGAAAATTTTCAAAGCAGTATTCCAACAACAGATGATATACAAATATCTGCATTAGTGCAAACAATTATTGATATGAATAATGAGTTCCAAGATATTGAAATGCGTATGGATATAAATACCGGAATACAATATGACGATGCATTGCAATTTGATATTATAGATTTTGCTATGGAGTGGACAGATTGTGTATGTGAAATTGATTGTAAACAATTTATTCAAAAAATACAAATGGAAAAAGAAATATCTACAGGTGATTTTAGTAAAGCTATGATGAAAATAAGCGCAATATGTAGAGAATTAAGTGTAATTGCTGAAATAAATACAACTATAGAAATAAATGCTATTGAATTATTACAAAAATTATCACAGGTAGATGGAATGATTTTGAAATATATTACTACAAATCAGAGTTTATATATTTAATTACGGGGAACCAATGTTCCCCCGTACGCCCCCTCCTTTTACGGGGAACCAATGTTCCCCTGTACGCCCCCTCATTTTACAGGGAACCAATGTTCCCCTGTACGCCCCCTCATTTTACAGGGAACCAATGTTCCCCTGTACGCCCCCTCATTTTACAGGGAACCAGTAATTGTTTATATTAATTGTTTTAGTAAGAGCCAAATTTTACCAAAAGTTCCCTGTAAAATTGATTTAAATAAAATACAATATATTTTATTTAAATTACAACACTATAAATAAAATGAGATTTCCATATGATGATGATAACTATTTATATGAAAATGATAATTATTCTGACACAGAAGATTATGATGATGAAATTACCAACCAAATCTATTTTGATGAAGAACAAAATATTGATATAGAAAAAACCGATGGTTCATATTATATTGGTTCAGTTTTCCAAGATAATAATTATGCAGTTTTAGATTTAGCTGTATCTGCAAAAACATTTTATAATTATGATATCAAACAAATTGAACAATATATATCCGAATATTCAAATAATCGTTTAACAGAATCAATTATTAATATTATTAAATTACATATATTACCAGATTTAACTTATGCATGTATTTTGAAAACACATTGGCTAAGATTAGTTCAAAAACATTGGCGAAAAACATTTGCTTTACTTAAAGAAATTTTAAAAAAACGAAAAACAATGGAATCTATTAAATATTTTGAATTGTATGGTAAATATATTGATAAGTTGCAAGTTTTACCATCTATTAGAGGTATTATGAATGCATATAAAATAAATACGTAACAAATTATGTAAATGTAAGTAAATATAAAAACTTATTTATATCTGCTAATATATCATCTCTAATACTGATTAAATCAGTATCTTGTTTTGGCAATATATTAGTTAAATCAACTAAAAACGCTCGATATTCATATATTTTATCTTTGAACGTTTTTAAATTTTGGTCTATTAATTGAATTCTTTGATTTACCATATGTATACGCGAGTTGTTTAGATTTGTTCCTTTATCAGTTTCTTTTCCTAAAAGAACTTCTACAAATCGATCTATATTTGTATTTAAACTTTCATATAATTCATCCGTTGCTTTATGTTGTGAATATGAATCTGTTTTCCAATGAAACAATTTAACTAAATTTAACATTTCTATAAAAATTCTAATAATATTCGATTTTTTAACATTTGTTAAAGTATTCGATTTATTATATAATTTACCAGATTTTTTATTAGTTTTATTATGTAATTTAGATTGTAATTTAGAAACAGGTCTGTGTTTTGTTTTAATCATTATATATTATCGTAACAAAATTAAGTAAAAAATTGATTATTTAAAATACATATTTGTATAACAATATTAAATATATCAATTTATATAGAACCGAATTTCAAAATGAATACAGAAAATTTAATATTTACACGATATTTATATATAAAAACCGAAGTAGAACATTCATTATTATATTCAATTTTATTTCAAAATATAGAACAATCATTATTTTGGGGATTTGAATTATTTTATTCAAGTAATAATTATTTTGAATTACTTGAATATTTGTCCAAGATTTATGAAACATATTATAAAAATTACACAAATCTTGGAAAATTCTTAAATAAAAAATGCATAGAATTTTCAGAATTGGATAATACACAAAACATACAACAAGAACAAGCGTGTATTATTGCTATTATAATACGAAACTTGACTGCAAAAAAAATTATATTTAATGGACAAGATCGTAAAGTATTTATTATAATGGATTATAAAGATATCTTAAAATATAAAACAATTGAATCTGTTAAATTAATAAAAACAAATCCAAATCCAAGATTTATTTTAAAAACCGTATGTAAATATACCCCATTTAGAGAAACAATTCAATTAGATAATTTCGACCCTATTGAAAATAAACAATACCTAAATATCCAAGAAAAGTATTATTATCATTGGTTGTATTATGCATCATTTTCAACAATATGGCTAAATCGTATTTATATTTATAAAGGAATTATTAACCATAATAAACAGATAATTGAATTTGAAAATGATGATATGTTTGAAGAATTTTACGAATTTTATAATTATGAACCAGATGAACAATCATATGAAATACGGTTACGAAATGTTCCAATCTAATATTTAGAAAAATAATATGTAAGCCATGTTACAGATGACAATAAAACACCTCCCCATAATGTATCTATAATTACTGTTTTTATATGCCAATTTTTTAAAAGTGCATAAGTGGTTGTTTCATATACTCCATATATAGTTATACCAAATAGAAATGCATCCCATGGTGAACAATGTTTTCGTATAATAAAATAATATAAACTACCAATTAATAATAAATAACATAAAATCGCACCAGCAGGTTTTACAATAAGTGCGGTTCGTTGAACTGAAATTATTTGGTCAGCAAATAATTTTTTATTTGTGTAAATAAAAATAGAATCTAATATTAACAAAAACACAGAAGGCAATAAAAGTTCGTTAAATATGTTCATATATATTACAAAAGAATCTATCTTTATAAAATTGAATAACTTTTTTAAATTTAAATAAATTGTATTATAGCGCATAATATTAAAATGAATCAATCAAATACAACCGGATCATATTATTTTAAAGTATCTCGTACAACAAATACAAAAATTTATTTATTTCCTATAAATATACCTATCCATGAGTTTTTTCGAGTTGTAAAACTACATATTATGGATGACTTTGGTTATCAATCAATACGTGATTTTGAACTTGTTTTAGCTGGACAACAAATTGAAGGAATTCGTTATGCTGAAGATGTTCCTGCAATAGATATTTCAGTTTTAACTGGAACTATATATGATAATTATGGTATAAATGAATCCTTTTATATTCGTAATTTATTAAATTCAAATCAAACAAATCAAACAAATCAAACAAATCAAATAAATAATATACAGATAAATAATTCCAACACTCCCAACACAATTCCAATTGCTACTTATGAAACACCTCAAATGGAAAGATAATTATTCAATGGTATAAATAGGTGAATTATATTATGGAATTTAAACCGTTGAAGATTTAAATCTGCCCCTTTGGGGCTAGGATTTATATATTTATCGGTCATTGACCACAAAGAATGTGAATCCGCGTAGCAGATTAAATTATTAGTTGGTTTAATTCTGATTTTATGTTTTGATGTTCCAAGATTTTAATTGAGTCACTAACAATATTCGAAACGGTCAAATTATCTTCAACTAATTGTTCTGTATTTTCTATATTTTCTGTATTTTCTGTATTTTCATGTAATTTTAACGTTTTAACAGTTTTTTTTGTTATATTTTGTTGTTGAAGAAAATACATTCCTATATCTGAAATATGCGCAATACGATTAATAATAGTATTATATGAACATACAAATGCACATGTATCCGTTAAATCTGAATATTTTATACTATACCACCAATATGGAGGAATATATAAAATATATCCAGCTGGAATATCAAAATCCAAGAATTTTATTTTATCTAATGATGATGTCTGTTGTATATTCCAAACATTTATAGTTGATCTAAATTCATATTTTTCAAAATCTTTTATAGGATTCAAATATTTACTACTTTTCCATGGTGTCATTTTTACATGTATTTTTCCGGATGAAACACATAATAATCGTCGATAGTCAGTATGATATCGTAATGGACAAATACAATTCTTAGAACCCATCATAAAATCATAATTTGTTTGTATAGTTCCATAAGGTTTAAAATAAACATCTAAAGGTTTTAGTATTGTACCAAGATTAGCATCTTCTACTAAATCTATATTATTTTCTGTAAAAAAATGTGCATTTGTATCAGTTTCTATTAATTTATAAGCACTTTGTAATGGTATAGAAATAGAATCAATTGTATCTAGGTTTTTCCAATAATCAGTTGAATCGACAATATTTAAATCAACAGTATTTGCAAATGTTTGTATATGCATATCTTGGAAAATTGTTGGTTCAAACTTTTGAAACTCAAACAAAACAGGTTGTTTTATATTACATACCTCTTGAAATTGTTTATTGTCAATATAATCCATTTCATATATTTCCAAATCTTCACTACGACTATATTCCCCAATAATATGAATATATAGAAATAAAATAATTGTAAAAATTCCAAAAGCCAAAAAATAATTCATTATATTATATATTTAGTTAAATAAGGTTTATTCATTTTTACGCAATTTTATAGTCCGCCATTATACATTTCCAATAATTCCTCGCTATTATTTATTATATTTGATATAATATAAAATCCTGTAATTATTAAGATTTCTGAAATAGATAATGTTAAGAGTAAATAATACATTTATAGTAGTATAATGTATTATTTTTATATAGATTGTTTTATTCATAAAATTGATTTAGTATTAAAATAATTTTTAATTGGTATTTAATACGAATTATAATAAAATGAATACACAACAACAAACATATGGAGGGTCGGTAAATGAAGGAGGGTTAATTCGGGGGTTAAGAAGAAAAGGGTTTACGTCAAATAGATGTTGCACTGAACTAATTGCAAATTGTATAGATGCAAAATGCATTAACATCAATTTTAATATAACTCGCGATTATATTGACATAATAGATGATGGAAATGGTATGGTGCTAGAAAAACCGGTTCAAGGTAGCGACCAAAGGTCGCTTAAAGACATGTTTGAGTTATTTAGATCTAATCATTCTGAAAGTAAATCTCTCGGTGTATCTGGGATTGGAGCTAAAGCAGCTACTGCAAATATAGTTATGGACGGATTACCTACATCATCCAAAGAGAATGAATTATTTGGTTCATGTCTAGTTTATACTCACAATAATGTTGACGGTGATTATTTAGTGGCAAACGTTAAGTGGAAACAAATATTTGACACTGAAAAATATACAAATCAAATATGCTTTCGTAAAATGTTACCGCACGAAATTGAAAAATTTCAAGGTGATAGAAGTAGTAAAAATATGAAAAATACTGGAACTACTACACATTTTCCATATAACGAAATATTACATAATACAATTGAATATCAATTTGATGTTCATGAACGAAATTTATTACCATTAAACGAGAGGTGGGGATATATGTTTGGACATTTAAATATTAAAATGTGGTGTAATACATTCGAACACATAACATATGAACCACTTCAAATGTATAATTATTTTGGTGGAATGCGACCCGATTATTATACAGGAATTGATTTTAATCAAATTGATTGTTATTTGAATGCTACGACAAGCGAAAAAAAATATATATTGCATGAGTATGACCCTGATACAGATTCAATAAAATATAAAGAAATTACTAAATCTGGTCGCGGATATTCTTATCAACCAAATGTTGCACAATTACCAAAATCAAATGATTGGGAATTTGTTGGTTCATTTACGGTTTTTACTGGAATGAGACGAAACCTTGCATTATTTGATGAAGCTAATATTCGAGATTCAGTTTGGACAGAACAAAAAACTGAATTTTGTAAATATGATCAAGAACATTTACATCATGATAATAATCGAGATTTAATACAAACGGAAATTAGCAAAGCTGCACTATATCGAAATGGACAATATATATATTCTACGCAAATTAACGGCTATGCAGTTAATTCCGCAAGAGCATCTGCTGAAAGCCGATTAAAAATAACGCATTTAAGAACCGAAGTGCATTACGAACCAGTATCTAACCAATCTAATCCATTAGATATTGAAGTTGGAATTCAAGAAAATAAATCCCAAAACGACGGATCGTTGCCAGTTAATTTAGACCGACTTATACAATATATAAAAGACCGTAAATGGACGCAAATTAAAACATATTTTAATAAATGCATCGACGATAAACATGCAAGAGATGCAATTGAAACTGCAAGATTAGCCGAAACTGCAAGATTAGCCGAAACTGCAAGATTAGCCGAAACTGCAAGATTAGCCGAAACTGCAAGATTAGCCGAAACTGCAAGATTAGATGCAATTGAAACTGCAAGATTAGCTGAAACTGCAAGATTAGCCGAAACTGCAAGATTAGCCGAAACTGCACGATTAGTAGATACAAGCGACAATATTTGGTTTGAAATGATAAATGGAGAAGATGCTGTTGAACATGTTGAACAGATATTGATGATGAAGAGTGAGAGAGATATACAAACACAACCCGACGAAAGTAATGTAATAGATATATTACATTCTACCGAATTATCATCATATAACCATGATGATAATTCGGATAAGGCTAAGTCTAAAGACGAGGATAATATTGAAATATGTCCCGGTAATAAAATATTTAATGATATTACCGCAGGTAATATACAATTAGAAAAAGCACGAGTAATGTATAATGATATACTCGCAGGTAATACATTTGAAGCATTCGTAATAAAATTATATGATGCTCGCAATATTTAAAATATAATAATATATCTCTACATTTGTGTAAAATTATAATAACCATTTTTTATACAATATCTTTTTTAATCATCATCAACAATCTTGGGTGCCAAGAAATACTTAATCTTGGCACCTTCGCCCAAATCATAAAAAATACACATAGGATAATTAGTGCTCATTTTCAATTCAATATCTTTTGCCAATTTATTATACATACAAATATTGTGCAAATATAATAAACTAAATGATAATTTTAATTCATCACCTTCTAAAATCGAGAATGCAGTTAAATCATCTATTTTAATATTTACGCTCATTTTACCACTTTCTACACTGGTTGAATATAATATTACATGTTCTTCCGAACATTGAATTTCCATTGTATCGCCAAACATTTTTAATTGATTTATAATACTAGCAAAATATGTGGATGGAAATGCAATTTCGGCTTGGTAATCTAGTTCAACAATTGCCAATAATTCGGATTCTAAATCAACTAATGGTATTTCAAAATGTTTATCGAATGTATTATCTTTATTTGGTTGAATTGATATATTTTCACTTGTAAAATGGATTGACAACCGGTCTTCAATATCAGAGTTATATTCCATACACATAATTTGCGTTTTATCTCGCGCATTTAATATTTTATATAGAATTGACGAATTAATACCCAAATTAACTGACTCATTAACAGTATATTCATCAAACCAGGTGCTTGGTATTATAATTTCAAAAATAGAAACACGGGCTGAATCCATAGATTGCACATATAAACGGTCATGTTCAAACATCATATTAATATTGTCAGTCATTAATTTTATATGTTGAAAAAGTGCAGCAAAACAATCCGCTTTTTGCATATTATTTATAATAATTTTCATAATAAAATTATACATATATTATACAATTCGGTTTATATTACTTTGTTTGTAATAACAATTGACTTAATAATTCAGGTGATTGTTCTTTTGTTATTAAAATTAATTTTTCAGGAATTGCAGGATCCATAAATGATGAAAATAATAAAGTTATATTTTCTATTATTGATGGTGTATTATAAATATACATATTAATTAGTAACTTTGAAAAATTATTACCATTTTTAATATTTTGCATACAGCATTTACTGCAAAATAATTGAATACTTGATTTATATCGTTCTGCTGCAGAAATTGAAAACCCTTTCAAATTAATATGCATTTCATATTGACCATATATAAATGTGCAATGATTTAATAATGAAATTAAATAATCAATGATTTCATTACAATTTGAATTATTTGCAAAATGTTTAAATAATGGATAATCTAAATAAACTTTATTTGTATTTGGAATAATATATATAGTATTTTTTAATAATTCATTTATATTAATTTTGCTTGTAATTATTTCAGAGCATTTTTGTTTTTGTAAATTCTTAAAAAACGTGTTTTTACCACCTGCTTGAGTATAAAAATCGGTCTTTATTTTATTTAATAACTGTTGTAATTCTACTTGGGACATTATAAATAATATTAAATATATATTTATATATTATTTTACAAATTCAATTTATTACTTATTCTAAATTATTTTGAATAAGACTTTTAATTTCTGTTAAAGAACTCATTTCATATTTGTTGGATTCTATAGGTTCTTCTGTAAGTTCATTTGACTGCATTCGTTCTTCCATTAACATCTTGTTTACATCCATTGTATATGATTGTAATGATAATACAATATTTTTCATATTTGCAATTTCATCTGCTAACTCATCAAATCTACGGTTAAATTCATTATTTTGCTCTAATAAATCAGATGATGGTGTCATAATTTCGACTTGTTTTTTAACATTATTTTCAGATTTAGATTCAACCATAAATGTTTCTAAATTCATTAACCGTTTATCAATTAATGAAATAACTTGAGGTAATGTAAGTCCTTGTGCACTAATATTTTGACTAGCTGTTTGTGGTTGTTGCTGTTGAGGTGGTTCATTTAAGATCGGTGCTCTTCTTTTTTTAGCGGCGGCATTTGAACTACTCATTTTATAGTATTATATCTGATACTTTTGTCTAAAGTATAACGCAAAATTATAATATTTGTCTATTTTGAAAATAAATGTAAATCCATAGAACCTCTAACTAATAAAATATACACAACAGTATGTAGTAATAACCCAAGTGTTGTAGGGCAACCATTTAATTCTGAAATTTTACCTAAAATTCCACCAAATAATTTTTGTGTTAATAAATATGTGTATGGATGTATAACTAAAATAAAAATAAACGCGGAAAATATAGTAATTTGCCATTTCATATAACTGGAATCTGACATTTTATGTATTATATATAATACATATTTTATTATTGGAATTATTATAATTGTTGATTAAATTAGTAACTTAATTATTAGAAATTTAAAATAGTGTAAAATTGAAAACTGTTTTGTTCTATTATAAACATTATAGTAAACATGTCTATTATTAAAGTTAATTTTGAAACAATTGTAAATGATTATAATAAAATGATTTGGTGTGCTTTACCAAATTTATTAAACCCTTTATCTAACCGATGTATTAATGAAATTAAAAATGAAACAATAAATTTTGAATATAAAAATATGAATTGGTATCAAATATCAGGTAATTGTATTTGTGGATTTGTAGATTATGACTTTAATACAACATTGGATTATCTTAATAGTTTTCTTATAAAAAATGAAACAAAAGCAATAATAATATTTAACTTAAATAGTGATTTAATTTATAAAGATGTAAATATACAATATACTCCAATAATAATAAAAAAAGTTGATTAATAAATTTAGATAAGTAGTTAACAATATATAATAATACGAATTATGCAATCATATTCATTTTAATTTTACCATGTGATTTATATGGTTCAATCCATTCAATATCATCAATACAGTAATTCTCAATATTATTATGTTTTGTTTTTATACAAATCTTTGAAAATGGTAAAGGTTCTTTCAAAATTTGTTCTTTCAAAACTTCTAAATGTTCTTCATAAATGTGCGCATTTCCCAAGAAATATACAAATTCATCGGCAACTAAATCGCAATGTTTTGCTAAAATGTGTGTCAAAAATGCATAAGATGCAATATTGAATGGAACACCTAAACCTACATCCCCGCTCCTTTGATATAACGAACATGATAAATATTTATTTTCTCTTACATTAAATTGCATTAGTATATGACATGGCGGTAAAGCCATTTCATCAAGTTGGTTTGGATTCCAAGCTGATATAATTAAACGTCTAGATGAATTCTGTGCTGGATTTTTTAACTGTTCTATTAATTGTTGTAATTGATCAACTCCTTTACCCGTATAATCAGTAGATGAATTTATATATGGTGCATTAAAATGGCGCCATTGATGCCCGTATATTGGACCTAAATCACCTTCTTTTAAATTTTGTAAACCGCGACTATCCAAGAATTTACGAGATGCATTTTGTGTCCATATATTAACGTTTTTTTTAAGTAACAATTCATTTGATGTTGATCCACAAATGAACCACATTAATTCATTGAAACATGTTTTCCATGCTACTTGTTTAGTAGTTAAAATCGGCATTTGTCCATCTTTTAATGAAAAACGCATCATATTACCAAAAATTGAATATGTTGGACCATTACGACTTATTTCATATGAACCATTTTTTATTATATCTTGGATTAATTGTATATATTGGAATTCATTAACAAGTTTATCGGGGGTTTTATCTATAAATGACATATTTAATTATAATAACATTTATACTCCAATTTTTATATATTTTTTCTAATAAAAGGTTATACTATAATGGATATTTTACAAGAATCTAAAGATATTTATAAAAAAAGTTTTTTATCTCATGTATTTTCTACAACAGATGAAGGAAAAGCTGAAATTTTAAATGTTATTCAATATTCATTTATGGGTGTTATTCCAATTGTTATTTTGAATAAACTAATTCAACGTTTTATTCCAGAAGCCGATACAGATAAATCAGCTTTGGAACTTTTAGCTGAAATATTTATTCAATTAATAATAATGTTTTGTGGTATTATTGTAATTCACCGAACAATTACATATATTCCGGCTTATAGTGGATTTAAATATGAAAATCTTACGTTAACTAATGTAATTTTAGCCTTTTTAGTATTGGTTTTGAGTATTCAAACTAAATTAGGAATAAAGGTAAATATTTTAGTAGATCGCGTTAATGATTTGTGGAATGGAACAACGACCAATAATAAAAAAGCGAATGTCAAAAAAAATGTAAGAATTAATGATTCGCATAATTCACATGTTCCAAGCCAATCCGATTATTTAGACAATTCTCAAGTTCAAACATCGGTTTTTCCACCAGCACCAGTTGCAACTACAAATCAATCACCCGATACGTATGACACCATGATGAGAGGTGGAGGAATGATGAGTGAACCAATGTCAGCGAATAGTGTTTTGGGTGGATCATTTGGATCATTTTTTTAGATTTACATCTTGCTTGATGGTCATACGTCTAAGTATGTCCTACGGACATACAAGATTAATCCAACCTACGGTTGGATTCGATCGAAAACAAAAATGGAACAAAGTTTAATTTTAATTCTTTGACGGTATAAACCGTTGAATATTTAAAAACACACTTTTACACCTTTTTTCATTTATACCTTTTCTCATTTCAAACGCTTATTTCGTTTTAACATATTTATTAAAATAAGATGTCAATAATCCTTGTATCAAAGCGAATACACACATTACTATCAATATTTTTATCAAATCTTTTTTACTAGGTAGTTCGAAGTTTGTTTCTTTATTACTAAATCTACCAATGTTATAGTGAATAAAATTTTCAAAAATGTTTACGAATAAATAGACAAAAAACGAGATGGCAATAATATTGAAGCTCGCATCTGATGTAATATACATTATATAATAATACAATGTATATTTTATTATCAATCAATCAGTGCAAAATGGGCGTTTGAAATGAGAAAAAGTGTAAATAAATTAAAAATCAACATTGTTTGCCTATTTAAGGTATGTAGTTATATTTGTAATTAATATATTAAATTTTAAACATAATATGTTTACAACAATATCAACAGTGATAAGTTTAATATATTTGTAATTAATATATTAAATTTTAAACATAATATGTTTACAACAATATCGACATTGGTAAGTTTAAAAAACAAAATGAGGAATATTGAACCAGTTGAAGCAATTAATGCTACTACAACTACACCATATATAGGTAGTAATCTATATAACTATTTTATTTTTAATCAAAGTGGTTCAATTACATTTACAAATCCAGTGAATGTGTCATTACAAATATTATGTATAGCCGGAGGCGGAGGAGGTGGATCAGGCTCTCCAGGAGGTGGTGGTGCTGGGGGTATGCTACAAAACACTACATATGTCCTAAATCAAACCAATACATTAAATATAGTTGTTGGAAATGGTGGCACGACGAATGTAGCAGGTAGTAATTCATCTGTTTTAGGCAATTCTTTAGCGGTGACTGCATTTGGCGGTGGTTATGGGGGTGCGAATGGTCCAGGTGGTCCCGGTGGTTCTGGTGGTGGTGGTGGTAGTAGTAGTGTTTCAACCGCTCAAAGGGCTGGTGGTGCTGGAACAAGTGGTCAAGGTTATAATGGCGGTAATGGTTATTACGCCTTGTCTACCAACAAATCTGGTGGAGGTGGAGGTGGTGCTGGTGGTCCGGGAGGTAATGGAATTACCGGAGGTGCGGCCGGTAATGGTGCAGGTGGTGTTGGCAAAACCCCATCATTATTAACTGGATTACCATCAACATTATTAAATACAGTTTATGCTAAAGGTGGGATGGTAGGCAGTGGGCCAGGAGCTGCAAATACGGGTAATGGAGGTGGAAGTGCTAATTCTGGCGGGTCCGGAATAGTAATTATTTTATATAAGTAATAGTTGACCATTTTACCCAAGCAGTTATATTTGTAAAATTTAATTACTTTACAAATATCTAAAAAAACAAATTGTTAATACTTTTATTTTTGAAAATAATGACAAAATATATACAAAACCCGTATTATCAAATAAGTTGTATATATATTCCAATGAATTAAACAATAGTAACGGTGGTACAGGTAATACCACAAAACGTATTACGAAACGTCGAACGAAACGTTATAAAAATAACAAATAGTAACAAATAAATTTGTTATAATACTTATGGATCAACCGTGTGTTCGTTTCTTGGAATAAATCCCATTGCATCCATCATTTCTAATTTTTTTAAAGATTTTTCATAATTATTTTCTTTATTTAAATTTGCAAATAAATAGTCAGTTCCTGGACTCTTCTCATTTTTCTTAATCTGTTTATATACTTGATTTATCTGGCTAATTACAGTATTTAATATTTCTTTGTTTGTAATTAAATCTATGTTAGTTGGCACTGGTTCAACAATTAGTCCTACGCAAAAATATAATAAATATCGCCGTTTTTTAGAACTTGCAGTTGTATATTTTATACAAAACAAATTTAACAATGCATTCAATAATTTTTCTATATAAGGTCCACGATTTTTACCATAATGTAGAACAGCCGACCATACGATCCATATAATGTCTTTTTGATATTTATTTTCGACATGTATTTCTTTACGTCTAAAACATTTACATATTTGTTTGCGTTTTTTGCAAATTAGGTCAAATTCGATTATCCATTCTATCCAATAACACGCTTGCATAATATTTGGTTTATCAGATGAAATATTATAAGCAAATTCGTTAATTGCAATATAGAGTTCTTTTGGATCTTCTTTCAAAAACACGGGTTCTGCATATTGCACATTTGGTGCTTTTAATCTGTCTGTCATTTGAGTAATGTCAAATTCTTCTTCCCTGTTTATTTTAATGGGCTCAAAACTATGTTTTCTTGCAGATAGGGATAATATACAAACAATTTCTGCAAATAGTTTGCGGATTTTTTCATTATTTCTGACTTGCAAATCATTTATATAGTTGGATTGGTTCATAATTTCTTTGAACATGTTGTATCGCATTTCTAAATAAATGACAAGTTTTGGATTTCCTAAATGAATATGTTTTCCAATATAATGGAGAATAATTTCCCATACATCCATATAGTGTCCAGCGCAAATGAGTTCGGCGCACCAGTTACATGCGGGTTCTATTTTTCCTTTTAACATATTTTCGATGAATGCATTTCGGACTTCGATTTTTTTGTATTTTGAAAAAGAAATGCTGCGGAAATCTATGGGGTCGCGAATATCATTTATATAAGATGACATATCAACTTGTGTTTTGTCTTCTTCCATTTATTCTATTTTGGTTTATAATAATAAAAATATTTACGCATTGTTTACAAAATTTTGTTTTTATTTTTATATAACTAAGATTATAAAATTTTTATTTTTTTATATACCATTCTGGTTTATTTCTTTTTTTATTCCAACTCGCAATTCTTTGTTTTTCTTCCGACATGTAATAATTTCTGTAAGATTTAACCGGATCTGATTCTTTATATTTATCTGGCATAGCAAGTGCAAATGGAGTTAAACCCGTTTCTTCAAACTTGTCATCACTTGGTATATTCAGTCTTAGAGCGAGTGAAATGAGATAAGATCTATGATATTTATTTGCGGGATGTGTATATCTATAAACCCATTCTCTTTGTAACTCTTCTGCTAAATCTAAGACCCATATAAAATTTGCTCGTGATTTTCTGCACCAGATTGTAATAGGATGATTTTTATGTGCTAGTTTATATAAGTGTTGATTGACTGGATCATCTGGATCTAAAAGCCGCTTTGCAGTGCATAGCATTTGCACTGCTTCTAATAATATTTTACTTACATGTTTGTCCATCATAAATTGCGCGATTTCTTTTTGAATAAGAGATAAAATAAATAGATTCATATTGTTGGTTTATTATAAGTATTTCAGTAATTGTTAGTTTTTATTCAATTTTATAAAAACTTGATATTTTATATTTTCAAATAAATATAAAAATCTGGAAAAATTAAGGATTGCTGTCTGAATATTGACTTACATCTAAGCCTAGTCCAGTAAGCTCTTTATCAAAAACCATATTAACTGGTAACAATTTATTATTTTCATCACTTAAAACACATGATACAGATAAACTATTTTTTTTTTCTTCAAAATTAATACATGTACCATAAAATATTGGTTTTTTTTTTTTTGTTTCATTTGTTAATATTGAAACAACACCAGAATTGTCAGTTGTTGATAGTAAATTAACGCCAGATGGTGATAGTGAACCAACGACCGAATCGTCAGATGGTAATAGTAAATCAACGTCAGTTAGTGATAGTAAATCAACGCCATAATCTTTGGGTAATGTTCTATCTCCACCTTTTTTATTTTTTGTATATTTATTTTTTTTATTTTTTGTATTTTTTGTATTTTTTGTATTTTTTGTATTTTTTGTATATTTATTTTTTGTATTTTTTGTAGTAGATTTACCACCAAGTAATTTATATAATTTATTATTAATAAATGATATTATATTATATAATATAAATATTGATGAAAGTGTTATAATAATATAAATACCTTTTCTGTTATTAAATAAAATTTGTTCAATTTTAAATGTTTTTTCAATTTCTGAATTTTTATTATCGATAATCGGATTTAATTCTGAAAATTCTGACATTAACGCAGAAATTTTTCTTGTTGGTGGTTTAATTTTTAAACTATACGCTATATTTGAAAACACTTCCCATATAGAAGTTTTTGGGGTTCCAGTTAGTTGTCGTTTAAACATAGAACATGTTTTAGCCGGAGTTGTTTCAATCTGTTTATTGTTATTAATTATTTCTACAGATTTACATGATGTATCGATAATATTAAAATTAATTGATAACAAAAAAAATAATAATATAATATCTGAAATATTTGCATGTGGGTTTATATTCAATGTTGTAATTTTATTTAATAAATTTTTAGCAAAAGTATTTTTATTATTATTATTATTTTTGTTATCAAATTTTTTATCTATTATATTTAATATTGTAGTATAAAAACTCGATATGGGATTAAAATATTTGGGCTTATAATAATTTATGAGATTATTTCTGTCTATATTTTCTTCTAGATTACCTGTATTTACTACCGGAATTTGAATATTTTGATTTTTATATTCATTTAATAAATGTATACCATACATATTTGTTGATATTGTATGTTGTTCATCATCATCAATTGCAAAAAAAGCAAAACTTAAATTAGGCGAATCTGCATTTAAAAAAACTGACAAATATAATGGTAATTCACTATTTGTAAATTGTTTTTCTTTTGGATAATTGTTAATAATGGGATCATTTATTTCTCGTAATAATTGTTTTGTATTAGTTATCCTCTGACAATTAGATTGTATATTACGATATGTAGAAAACATATTATTAAGTTCTATATGAGATGATGGTTGTTCTTTATCAGGTGGATTCTTTATGTATTCCGTTCTACCATAAGCACTTTCTGCAACCATTGATAATCCCGGTGGTGCAGATGTATATACACATTTTTTTAAATAATCATTTAAATTGTCTTTAGTTATAATATTATTATTATTTTCAAAAAATTTTATTATAGTATTTTTAATACCCTCAAAAATAGTTTCTTGTTGTCCATTTTTTTCAGGTGCTATATCGCCATGTGCTTGTATACATAAATTTATATGTGGTGCATATTTTGTTAAACGTTCGCATACAGTATCTGTATTTAATTTTTTATTTATAAATAATTCATTAAAAAATTGTTTTAAATTATTTATAGCTCTATTAATTAACGGTTGTGTATTATTTTCTGACGTTAAACTTTCTGATATTTCTATTTCCTGGTTTTTAGGTAAACTATAATTTTCTAACGTTAAACCTTCTGATACTTTTTGTCGTGGGTGTCTTCTACTTGATATATTTGGTGATGATATTACTGAGGGGCTTTCTCTAGATTTTACTTGTGATGGTAATTTTCTTACTTGTTGTGAATTTTGATTTTCGATTTCTTGTTTTGCTAATTGTCTTCTACTCATATCTAATATTATATATAATATTTAGATAATATATTAACATTTATATAGCGGATAAATATATAATTTTGCATATATATACTAAAATATATAAACAAATCTAAATCTGATACAATTATTCAGTTATTAATCTGGGAACAATATTAATTGTTTGCAATTCTTGCGACAATAATTTATAAGCATATGGTATTTCAACTCTTGCAAAATCCGTCAGATTGTTGCATGTATTGCATTTATGTATTGTCATATCATCTTTTGAATGCATTCGTCGGTTAGATCCATCATTATATGCTGCAATCATTCCACATTTTCTGCAAATATATGTGCTATATTTATCGGAAACATCATATAATCGTTCTCTGCAAAATTTTGACATTCCATGTGCAATCATTACATCACGTTCCATTTCTCCAATACGGAATCCACCATCACGACTTCTGCCTTCAGCTGGTTGCCGTGTTAAATTCACCATTGGACCAATAGATCGGCTGTGTTGTTTGTCACTTACCATATGTTTCAATCTCTGATAAAATACTGGTCCAATAAATATATTTGTTTCTAATTGTTCTCCTGTCAAGCCATTATACAAAACCTCATTTCCATAACTTTCATATCCTAAATTCTGCAATTCTTGAGCAATGGTTTTCACATCCAAATTGCCGAAACTTGTCCCATCGCCGAACATTCCTAATTCCAATAAAACTTTGCCTAATAATGTTTCTTTTAACTGGCCTATTGTCATACGGGATGGAATTGCATGAGGATTAATAATGATATCCGGTCTTAATCCGTCTTTTGTAAATGGCATATCACATTCTGGAATAATGTTACCACACGTCCCTTTCTGCCCGTGTCGAGATGAGTTACCAATAATAAGACATGGACTATGGGTGGACTCTCGCATGTAATAAGTGTGAGAACTCGGCATTTCAACACAATACACTTTTCCTTGATAATCAATTAATTTCTCTTCATTTGATTCGTTTTTTTTTTTATTAATCCATGGCTCATTCTGTTTGGCAATAATACTAACTTTATAATATGTATGACGCTGTGTAATGGAAACTTCTTGACCAGATCTTGATCCTAAATTACGTTTTCCAACTCTGGCAATACCAGTAGGTTCTTCGGCAATTTTAACAATTCCTGACCATCCACAATGTAATGCTAGTCGTGTAATATCATCCGCCAATTTTACACTAATTGTTCCATATCTATCAAATGTTTCACCTTTATACTCCATACTGGAACCATCACCTTGTAATAATGCTTCCAATAGAACAATGGATTGACGTTGTGATAAACTCCACACATATTCTGGTAAATATTTATGCAATGAACCTCGATTCAATTCGAAAAAGTGATCATAAATATCTGCATATTTTTTTCCTGAAATGTAAAATCGATCTTCTCCATGAAATGAATAGTTAATATTTAATTTAGTTAAAATACTTTCATTAAATTCAACTTTTCTGGATTTAGCTGCAGATATATATATAGCATTAACCGTTGATTGACAACACCCGTCCGCAATAAACATCCCTAATAATTTCAACCATGCATCCATATCATAATCAACCTCGCCAATTCGAATAGTAGGCACATCCGGATACACATTTACCATTGATTTTTTGAATCTCACCATTTTTCCCATAACATCTTTGGCTTCGATTAATTCATACGGTCTTTCGACAGGTTTGCCTCCTACAATTCCTGCGCGGCGTTGCACATATAATCGGTGATTTTGAGTGCATACAATTTCGACTTGTTTATTCCGGATTGAATATAATTGACCATCTGTTTCCGAATTATGATCATACTCAAATTTTGCCGACGGATATTCATAGCACATATTGCCGTCCACATCGAGCGTACACAATTTGTGAACCTTAATATCAACATCTTTGATTTCAATCCATCCTTTATTTGTTAATACTTGTTGAGTCGGTAAAGCACAGAACTTATCACCTAAAATTGGTTTTCTCAAAATACGAACTCGAACTTTTGCAAAATTGTATCCATCACCATTTCGTCCCGTATAATTTTTGTCAATATACGTTTCTTCAGTAGTGCGAAAAGTTTTGCTCTGGTCTTCATATTTAACAGTTTTGGTTGGATCATTGCGGTTTTCTTTGATAGGAACCGTTTTTGCAATAATCACATCACGATTTTCAACCAATGTATTTTCGGGAATAAATCCTTGTGGATTCAATTTATCGTAATTACCAAACTTTATACCCTTTGTTTTCGAGGGATCGGGTTTGCACCGAATAATTTCATCACGAATAATATTTTTATCTTCATCTTTTTCTGTATGATAAATTGTTGCCATAAATAAACCACGGTCAATAGAACCTTTATTTACTAATACACTATCCTCTTGATTATATCCAGTATGTGACATAATAGCCACGTGAATTTGAGTGCCTGATGGAATTTTATTAAGATGGATAAAATTCATAATGCGCGTATCTACAAGTGGACGAGTTGGATATGACAAAACATATGCTGTTTTATCCATACGTTGATCATAATTAGTAGCATATACACCGATTGCTTGTTTACCCATAGCACAATTTGAACTTATATATCTGAAATTTCCAGAACCAGCAATAAATGAATGATTTTCACTTTCAACTTCAATACATGAAACTAAACATTTAGGCATTAATTCATGAAGAATCGGTAAGAATTCAATACTACCAGTTAAATTATTAAACATCGCAACATATAATCTCAAACAAATAATTTGATTTACACATACCCATCCACGTGGTGTCAAGAATTTATGATCATCCGTTGCAATAATTGATTTTCCAAGACCATATTTAGTTATAACTCTCAATTTCCACATTTGATTAGTAGATGGTCTTACAAATTGACCAATTACTTTAGTTGTTGTAATAACAAATGTTGTTGGATTTACTGTTAAAACAATATCACCAACTTTTATATTTTTAATTGTTTTACAAGAACCATCTGCTAACCATACTTGTGTATTTTGTTCTAAACATTGATATGTGTTACGCGGAGATTGATTATGTTCAGGATATGGAATACATGATGCCAAAACACCAAAAATCGTGCTGGGATGAATTTCACAGTGAGTATAGTTGATTTTTAAATTGCTATCTTGTAAATAGTGGTCTTTTGCTTTCATTGCAATCATTGAAAAGTTTTGTTCTTCTGGATCAATATATTCAATTACGGATTCTTCCAATCGACAACCGGAGATTAAATCATTCCAAGATAATTCTTTAGATGCAACACGTGCAATAATTTCTGGGGTAATAATTGCTTTATTATTGCGAACTCGTAAAACTGGACGAGTTAGCCGACCACCATCACTGCAAATACGTATTTCCAAACTTTTGAAATCAAATATGATAGATGTATATATATTAATAATACCATTATATTTCTTATTTTTCATATCATTATATAAAGTTATTGGATCATTTGTAATTCCTACCCATGCACCATTAATAAATACTTTTACTTTTCCATGTAATTCTTTTGCCGTTACAGATTCGACCGAAACAATTGATGGTTTTACATATTCATATAATGATGAACTATTAGTCGGAATTGTTAAATGTGCCATATAACTAATATTTTTCACAATTCCAATCGACTGTCCCTCTGGAGTTTCACTCGGACAATTATGCGTGACGAAAGATGCCGCGACAAATGAATGATTATTACTGCATGTTGTAAAGTCATACACTAACTCTGGTTCAATCTCTACAATTGATTGTAATAAATCTATTCCATAATAATTGGGTTGATTTATTGATACATTATGTCGAACCACCATTTTATCTGATATTTGTAAATCTTCCAAGTTTTTCCATTCACACTTACCTTTATTATTTACAAGAAACGGATGATTTGCGGTTGCCTTGATTTTTCGACCACTAATTGTGGTTATTTCAAACAATTTATCTGGCATTTTGCAAAAGAATGAATGAATATCGGATGGTTCATCCATTAATGTTTCAATATTTACAGTATTTACTCTATCTCCGTCTTTCATATCTTTTATTTTTTTGATAGTTAGACAATCCGACATTAATACCTCAGTATCTCCAGTTAAACATAGGAATCCAAATGTAGTATTATGTAACTTTCTTGGTGCAATTAATTCACCACTTTTTTCCAAGGGTGTATTAATTCTACGCAAATGACTTAAACTCGATACATATGTTAGTCGGTTTAGCACTTGAGCAACACCAACTTTACTACTATTGGCTTGTTTAATACTAAAATCACCAGTAGATAGTGCGCGATTAATACCATTTTCAATTGTTGTAGATTTCATAATTTTATAAATGTTTGTCATATTTATAATATTTTCATAATCTTCGGTTGACCGCCAAGAACCACTATTGATTTCACGAACAATTTGTTTCTGCATTTCTTTAACTAATTTATTGAAATAATTGCGGAATAAATTATTCAAAAGTGTTCCAGTTAATTCGATGCGTTTATTAACATATGAATCACGATCATCTGGTGGCAACCATCCAAGACTAGTTTGTAATAATCGATTTGCCATATATCCCAACATATACAATTTTTGAGGCAATGTTTTGCAATGTGGAAATAAATCAGTGCTCAATACTTCTTGTGCAAACTCATATTTTTTACGTGCACCCGTTTCTTTATCCATATTAATTGGCGTATATGCAACTGATGTAGTAATATGGCGTAGAGAATCCTCCGCATTTAAATATTTATTTGCATCAATAATAGATGCTTGAATACATGATTTAAGTTCCTGATATTTTTCATCGGCAATATCTAATAATATATATTCACAAATAGCTTTATCGGTATTTACTCCTAATGCACGGAATAATACGAATAATTCAATGGGGTTTTTAATACGAGGAATTGTAATATAAAGTCCATGTCCAAAACCGTTGTTTTTACTGGCAATCATAATTTCAATTTGTTTAGGCGAAATACATTTAAAATCGGGAACTGATTTTATTTCAGCAAACCATTTCCATTTAGTCGTATTTTTGCCATCAAAACAATATACGCGATTTTCAGCAGCACGTTCTTGGCCTAATACGGTTTTTTCAGAGCCTTTAATAATAAAATAACCACCACAATCCATAGAACATTCACCGGTTAATACAGGATTGATATGTTTATTTTGATTAAGAACACAAATATTTGATTTCAACATAATTGGCATTTTTCCAATATTGATTTTTGGTAATAGTTTAGTAATAGTTTTTGGACTATCCATATTTTCTGTATTTCTAACAATATATTCGATTTTAATGTCAACTGTCATAGTGGATGCATATGTAAAATTTCGGTGTTTGGCTTCTTGTGGAAACATCAATTTTGTAGCACCATTATTTTCGTGAATTTGTGGAGAATATAACTTGAAATTTTCAAATGAAATAATTACTTCAAGAAAATATTGATTTAATAACGGAACATAATCATTTTCAGAATGAATTTTAACGGGATTAAACATTTGTATAGTGCGTTGTATTTGATTATTAATAAAATGGTTATACGATTCAATTTGATGTCGAACTAATTTTTCCAAATGTTGACCTCGAAAATAAGATTCAATGAGATGATATGGTTCTTCAATATAATTACCCAAATGTGATAGAATATGGGGTTCATCAACTATTGGTGTTGTATGTAATGTTTTTAGCGTTTCTTGTTGAATCATGTCAATTAAAGTATCCTTTATATTATTTTGTATTGAATCCGAATGGATTGTATCTAATGTTTTTTCATTGCTTTGTTCTTCTTTATTATTTGTTGGATGTATAATAAATTTACGTTTTTTAATAGATTTTACAGGTTTATTTATTAGTTCTGTATTTATTTGCTCGTTATTTATATTATCTGGATTACATGTTTTTATAGATTCATTTGAATTATACATTTTAGAACTTGCACACATAATTGTGTTATTTGAAATTGATGACATATTAATTTTGTATTATAATGTATGTTATTTCTAATATAATTATACATTCAATTTTTTATATTATTTTATAATACTATTTATAGTGTAAAATAATTATATTTTTATTTATACTAAAAAATAATATGACATCAATTTTGAATAATACAATTATTTAGGCAATGGTATTATTTGTTATATTCATTAAATTTTTATATAATGAGTTCTATAAACGTATAATATAATATAAATGAGTAAAATAATAAATATTAATCCATCATTATTTAGTTTTTCCGGAAATGTAGGAACACGCAAAAAAAAACCAAAATCAGATTTAAAAATTAAAGTAAAATCATCAATGATTAAAGAAAATAATAAAACAACTAAACGCGCATTATTAAAATATATCCGAAATCAACAAGAAAAAAATTATGAGAAAAGTATGAAATCTGAAAAACTTGATAATAATGAATCAAATAAACCAGTTGATAAAATAATGAGTAATAAAGATACATTTAATACAGATTTTGATGAATCTTTAAAATATTTAACTGAAATTGCTGAACAAAATACCAAAAATATGGTTCCAGTTAATAATATGAATCGGACATTACGTAATGTATCAAATATTATTCCAAATCCATATACTACAATTTCGAATAATTTACCAATTTTAGACAATTTACCACCTTTACCAGTTGTATTACATGATGTTAAACCAAAAAAGATGAATTATCCTATACCACAATATGGATGTTTAAAAAAAGGCTTATTACCAACATATAGATCTTGGAAAAATCAAACACAAAAAAATATAATGCATAATAATGTTAGTGGTGTAAATAATTTACAAATGAATCGTGATCAAAACCTAATACAAAAACAATCGAATCAGCCACAATTAATACAAACTCATAATCAAACCGGTAAATTTTTTGAAAATAATTCAATCGAATCGATTAAACCAATAGACTCATCTCAATCAAGAGAATCTATATTAGACAAAAAAATAAAAAATATGAGTGAAATAACACAACTTTCAAATAAACTCAAAATAAATAAAAAACCAAAAATGTATTATCCAAAACAAAAACGTATTTTACGTCGCACATATACAGTTGGTAAATCTAAAGTATTTCCTAAAATTTCGGTTCTTGTATCCAATAAAACAATCCGGAATAATATAAGCACAAAAACTCAATTATTAAAACAAGTTCCAATAAATGATGTAAAAAAATATTTAATTAAACATGGTTTTATACGCATTGGAACAGTTGCGCCAAATGATGTATTACGTAAAATGTATGAAAGTGCAATTTTAATTTGTGGAAATATAAATAATCATAATCCCGACAATTTATTGTATAATTACTTTAATGATTCTGAAAATAAATAATACCGATTTGGTATTGTAAATTAATGACTTTTGTAAATTAATGACTTTTGTAAATTAATGACTTTTGTAAATTAATGACTTTTGTAAATTAATGACTTTTGTAAAACAATTTAAACATAAAATACATAAATTTATAAATAATGTTTTGCAATTCTAATATACAATCAAAATCTAATTTATTACACAATTCTGACGATTTTACTGACAATTCAAATAAAACAATTGAAACTATAATTAATAAACAAGTTATAATAAACAAAGAATATTTTGATACTGTGTTTTATAATTCAAATTTAATAAATTCAGACAATAGTATTAAGAATGCATTTAATAAATTATATTTAGAATTTGCAGAAATCCAAACAAATTTTGATATTGTAATACAAAAATATATGCAACAACAAAAATTAATTGAGTTAGAAGAAAAATGGTTTGAATCTAAAATTGAAGAATTTCAAAATGAAGAACAAGAAAATCTTGATTTTGAAAAAAAAGCAAATCAAATTTGGGAAGATTGTAAAAAACAATATTTACAAGAAGATGAATATTTACAAAAAAAATAAGACATAGTCTTATATTTAATTACACCGACCGAAAAGAAAAATGAGACAAACTTTCTATAAAAAAATAAAAAATTTATCAAATTTTCTTTTTGGTGATGTAAAAGCACCCTTAAAGGGCATTATACTATTTGACGACTACAACCTATTATGATTGTAGTGGTTAGTATATTTTATTGGAATTTGTATTCTCGTTTATACTTTTCAGGTCTTTCTCCTGTTTCCATATAACTTTTGAATACTTTTTGAATGTTATTACATCCATTCTTATCACGATTGATACATCCTTTCCTATTGTTTTCCATTTGATATGTTAGGATTGAATGTATCTTTCGTTCTTTATTTTTATTATCTGGTAGATATAAATTTTTACATGGTTCTTCGGTTATATAATTTAAACACGATGTTCTAAATTCATCTATATTAAAAACTTGAAATCGTGTTTTTAATTTTCTCTTTATTGCTAAATTTGGCGTTGATATAAAATTCCTCATTTGTTTCCCAATACTCCAATCACCTATTATGATTTTTATAGCTTTTCCATATTTGCTTTCTATTTTATTCAACATATTATCTTCAGTTCGTTTCTTGTTTATGTAAGCATACCATTTGTATTGACGGAATTTTTCATTTTGATATGATGTGTATAATTCTTGATTTACTTTGATTTTTTCAATAATATATTCTTTGAACTTTTCTAAATTACATGTTTTAGAATTAAAAGCGGATAATGTATTTTCTCTTGTAGTTATGTTTAATTTATCTTTGTAATTTTTCAATAATGCTTGATATTTTAATCTTTTTGTTTCACGAATTCGTTGTTTATTTGTATATGATAAAAAATTACCATCATCGTCCATCATTGTTAATAAACTCCGCTTTCCAGGATCACAATAAATATGTTTTCCATCTAATAATTCTTTAGATACTTCATCAATATACGGAAATTCATGTTGCACTTCCTTTTTAGTTGCTTTCTTTTGTTTGGATTGTAATGCTCGTTTTTGTTTATTTTCTTCTTTGATTTTATTTTGTAATGTAATTTTCTCTTGTTTTTTAACTTCCTTTTCTTCAGTTGTTAATCCCTTTAATGCTTTCTTACCATTTTTCATTTTATCTTTTTTAATTCTTTCTTCATTAGTAAAATTTTTATGTAAAAATCGTAAAGATGCGGAATAACCATCTGTAATAATTGTATAATCAAACTCATATTTTCTTAAATATTGATTTATCGTAAAAAACTTATCCCATATTATTTCCTTATTTAATTCAACATTATCTAAATATTGTTTCTTATCAGTATCAACCAATAATTCAATTATAGATTTCGTATCTATTTGAATATGTCTTGGAATAATTTGTGTTTGTAATGGAAAAAACTGAAACATTTTTGCTTCCTTTTCTTCTAATTGTAAATTCATAAAAATCATATATTTCAAATATCTTTGTGGATTAACTTTTACATCATAATAATAACTTGTATCGTATTCTTGCGGAACTATTTTATATCGGTTTTCATTTAACCATGAATGATATTTTGGATCACTTGTTAAAGTTTCATTTATGATATCATTTTTAACTACTTGTAATTCCTTGTAAAGTTTTTTTCTAAAATCTTTATTTTGAAGTTCATCTTTATGAATACTCTTGAAATATGAATTTACAAATCGTTTTATATAATCCATAAAATTCATCTTGATATTGTGTTCTATAGCAGTAATCATGGTTGTAGTATAATAATCCAAAATAGCAGATAAATTCTTACCATCTTCTAATGAAAAAGTATGTAATTTTTGGAATTCTTGTAATAATAATAAATTATTTCCCTTTGCTTTTGGACCTGCTGATGCTTTTACTAAAGATTTCATAGACATTTTAATAGTATCTTCTGTAATAAGTGGAATTTCTTGATTATTATGATACTTTTCTAATACCCATAATCGTAATAAAAAATACGATTTTGTAGTTATATAATTAGTCCTCATAACTGCATCATTAATTATTGCTAAAGTTTTTGTATCTGTATCTGGTTTAAGTATCTTTTGAATAGGAACTTTTAGACACTGATATTTATCAGGAGGTTCTTTTTTTATATTCATCTTATATATTTACTAAAGAAATTATCTTTAAGTAAATATACGCAAATCTTTTATTATTCCTAAACTATTTATAAATCATCTAATTCTATGTATAAAATAGGCATACCTATGTCATAATGTAAATACTCGTCAAGTTCATTTTTAATTCTAGTTGAAATATTTTTAAGTTCTTCTATTGATAAATATTCTTTACAGCTTGAATGCCGTTGATTGAAATATAATGAATATTCGTATTGGTCCGATGACGACATCGTTAATCGTAATTGTTTTTTTCATCAATTGATGAAATACTTGGTTCAACCCTATCTAAAAATTTATAATCATTTAATCCAGTTATAGCATATTTTAATATTTTTTTCATATCATTATCTTCATTATTCATATCAACCAATTTATTTCTTATTTGTATTTGTTTTTTTGTTAAAGGTTGATTTTCATCAAATATCGTAAATTTTATATTAAATTGCATATTCATTTTTATATCATAAGTTTAATTCTATATAATCAAATCAATTTTATTAGAATTCATCTTCTCATTCTTTTTCTTCAAATAATATGTACGTCTATATTCCTTTAATTTTTCAGGATTTTCTTCCTTTAATTTTTGTAAATAATTTGCACCAAGTTCCATAACTTTTTCTTTATTTTTTTCATAATATCGTTTATGATTATCACCATTAGTATATTTCTTCAATCGTTCTTCCAATTCTACATTCTTTTTTTTCAATTCTTCTACTTCTTTCTTTATAATATCAATTTCTTCCATATTGATATTATATGTTATATAATTTTTAAATATTTTTATATATATTTATTATGAACCC